GCCTAGGCCGATTATCTCCTCTGTCAGCGACTCGACTTATTTCGATGGTGAGACGGGGATTGTGATTACCGGCTTGGGATTCGCTCAGACGCAGGGCACTGGTTCAGTTATCATCAGTCCAACAGATGATGTTAATGATGCAGCTGCGGTAACTCAGACAGTTACTTCTTGGGCCACGAATTCGGTTACTTTTACAGCGAAGCAAGTAGCGATGCTTGTCAACGCGCAGTGTTACCTGTTCGTGAAGTCCAGTTTTGGTCTTGCCAACGCCTCTGGTTGGCCGGTGACGTTTAAGTTCCGCGGCCCGATTACTCCTCGCACGATCCTGAGAGCCCAGTCTGCCACTGTTGCCGGAAGCTAAATTGTGGCTACCATCTATGACGTAGGCGCAACAATCAATCTTGCCGGACAGGCTGCGTCAGCGGCAGGTACCGGTACGAAATCAACTCCTACGCTTGTGTATGACACAGGCACAGGGCTGACTGTAATTGCCCGACCTGCGACTATTACGGCTGATATTTCAGTCAGTGCCGGCGGAGCGCCTAAGTTGGTGCATGATCTGGGTACAGTAATTCAACTGTACGCTCAGAGTGCCCAGCTGACTACCCCGAATGCCACTTTAGTAGAGGATTTGGGAGCTACGGCTGAGTTGCTGGCTCAGCGTGCTACGATGAGTGGTACGTCTAGGGCGGCGAAAACCGGTGCTGGAGCTATAGTAGGTCAGAGAGCAACGGTGCTTTCTTTAGGGGCTGCAGAGAGAAAGGGCTCAGGAGCATTTCAAGCCCAAGCAGCAACAGTTTTTGGTCTCTCTGAGAGACAGATTCTAACAGCGACGGCTGCGTTAGTTGCTCAATCTGGTCAAGTTTCTTCTTCTACAAGGAAAACTGCGACTGCAGTTGGGGCACTGGTAGTAAGTCCAGCTGTTGTAGTTGCGACTGGTAAGGTTGAGAGGAAGAGCACTGCGGCCCTGATTGCTGGAGCTGGTGTTTTTGCTGGAATTGGTGGGCATTCGACAGCTTTAGGCCCCGTTGGTTCGGGTAACCTGCTGGCTGACGCGGCGACTACGACGACAGCGACAGGAGTGACCAAGTTTGCTGTCGGTGCGTTGCTGGCTGGAGAAGCCACCCTGGAATCTGGCGGGAAAAAGGAGATTACTGGGCGTGCGCAGCTGAAGGCTCTCCCGGCCTATGTAGCTTTGGACGCAGCTTCGGGTGATTTGCTGACCTGGGAGATGGATGACGCAATCTGGGGTCAGCCGAGTGTAATTCACGCTCGCGATTGGCCAGTTTTTGCGAAAGGAAATCGTTTCTTCCAGGCAGATTTTGGTCGGTACTTTGACAAGGAACCTGTTCGGGTTGTCTTGGAGAGGACCGGCTTGTCGATTCTGGGTCGAGATCGACAAGGAAACTGGAAGGTAAATGCAGGGGTGATTAAATTCATCTCTGGCGTGTGGCCGTATTTGAAAGGTACTCCTGGAACAGAAGTACTCGTCTACGTAGGCAGTCAAATGTTTACGGAAGAGGCGATTACCTGGGAAGGTCCGTATAAGGCAATTATCGGACAGACAGAGTTCTTGGACTTTACAGTCAGTGGACGATATATGGCGGTTCGCTTTGAGTCGGTCGGCCAGCCGCCGTGGGAGTTGGTATCTTATGATCTTGATCTCACCACGGTAGGAGAGAGGTAATGACTGAATTTACGCAAGAAGAAGAAAATGCTTTTGCAACCAAGTTTCTCTTGAAATCGCTAGCAATAGCCTTTGGTTGCTGGGCAGCGGTGGTAGCCTGGGGTGTGAATCGAATCACGCAGGAGATGGATAAGATTTCCACGAAGCAAGAAGCGTTCTATATGGAGTTTAAGAACTACGTAACGCTGACTGAATCGAGGGTTACTAAGATTGAAATCGAAATGAGGAACGAACAGCGTATGCGGGAGGAGCACCGTGAGCAACATTAAGGAGCGACTGACCGCAGTGATGTGGTACTTCTATGATCGGCTGACGGAACCTTCGGGAATTCGTGGGTTGATTCAGATGATCATGGGTGGTGGCTGGAAAGCGCTGGATGGGACGAGTAAAGGTGAGGCTCTGGCACAATGGGGACTGATTATCCTCGGGGCCTTGCAGTTTTTCCTCCCGCAGCGAGTGCTGTATCGGACGGATAAGCCGGAGCACAAATGAATCCTCTGCTGATCAAAGGCATTGTTCTGGCGGTACTGGCGACTGCAATCTTTGGCGCCGGTTGGTCCACTGGCAGCAAGCTGGAGGAGAACAAATGGCTGCGACAGCAGGTGGAAGAAGAGAAGGCTGCAGCCGCGGCGCGTGTAGAAACCTTTGGAAAGGATATGGCTTATGAATTACGAATTAAAGATCTGGAGGCCGATGCTCGTGCTAAGCCTACTCGCGTTGTCAGGCTGTGTAACCAACAAGTGCCCGCCGCCGGACATACCAGCGAGCCTGCTGGTACCGGAGAGGACGGATCAACTGGAGTGGCTGGACCAGATATTGGACCAGGGCTTAAGGACTTCGCCCTCGCCTACAGAACCTGTGCGGAAAGGCTCAACGAACTCCAGCGCCGGGTCAACCCGGTAGCAAGTTCGGGAGGATAATGCTACCATGCGTCTCGAAGCTTCGATCACTAACAAGCAAGTTCTTGATAATATGATGAAACGGCTGGGTAATCGCCAGTCGCCGCAGCTTCGAGAGCAAGTGCTCTGGGAGTTGAATCGTGGGATTGATCTGTTGGAGACTGGTGCTACCCTGCCGTGGTTTCTGGAGAAAGAGTATTCTTTCCAGACTGCCGTGGATGTGGTATCGTATGACTTACCAGCGGATTTCCTCAGGGAATATGAGGAGGGGAAACTGTCGTTCTACTACGATGGGAAATTCCTGTGTGCACTCGACAAGGTTGCGCGAGAAGATCTGGATTACGTCTACATCGGCCAGACGGGCGGGTATAGTTTGTTCGCGGAGAAGCTCATCATCGCTCCGAAGCCTGATGTGGTGTACGACTGTAAGCTGGAGTACCTTGCGGAGACCCAGGAAGTCCTGGATTCAGAGGCTGTTGTCAGTAATCCGTGGTTGAAGAACGCGCACGCTTGGGTAACTCACTTTGCTCTAAAGCAGGTGGCTGCTCTTCATATCCAAGATGATGGCATGGCGGCGAAATTTAGCGCGCTCGCTACGGAAGCTGAGCGCTTGGTCTGGAAAGCTCATGAAGCTCGCCAGCACGCAAATCGGAACTACAAAATCGAGGACTGAACATGGGCCTGGAAACTGGACAGTATATTAAGGATCTCGTTACCAACTGGCCGCTGGCGACGGATAAGAGGCGAGAAGGTGATGATCACCTGCGGTTGATTAAGCAGGTGCTGAAGAATACCTTCCCAAACCTGGATGGTCCGGTTACGGCTACACCAGCGCAGTTGAATGGACTGACGGATGCACTGGGTGCGGCGCTAGCCTCAATTGTGAATCATCTAGTTCCGCTCAGAACTGTTGTAGGTTTCGCCGGCTTAGAAACGCAGATTCCAACGGGCTGGGCGCTTTGCAACGGTCAGACACATCCAACGCTGGGGGTACTGCCAGACCTGCGAGGGAAGTTTATTATGGGGGCTTCCAGCAGTGTACCGTCGGGAAGTGCTGGTGGAGCTTCTTCAGTGACCACAGGAGTCGCCGGTTCGCATACGCACACTGTTCAGGGTGTTGCTTTAACCTCCGCTCAGATTCCCGCGCACAATCACAGATTGTACACTTCGGATAAAAACGGCAGTGACATTGACCCTTTGTCTGTAGCAAACTCTGCGGTCGCTGGTGCGGCGGGGGGAACAAACGGATATCTGTCGGCAAATGGCAGTTCTACGAAGCTTGTTGAGGATACTGGCAGTGGTCAGCCTCACACGCATGGTATGAACTCAGGTGGCGATCACGCGCATAACGTCTCCATTGTGCCGCCCTTTTACGCTTTGGCCTACATCATCAAGGTAAGCGAGTACTCGAATGGCTAAGATCAAGCTTGCCAATCTCGGCGGAATTGGGCTGATTAAAGATGTGGTAGATGGCGATCTGCCGCCAGAAGCCTTCACTGATGCGATTAATATCAGATTCAACCGCGAGGGGGCGCAGGCTTTTTCTGGTCATCGAACCGTTTTTCAGCCGACGCTGATTAATCCAACTTGGATGAAGGCGTTTCCTCCCGTGACAGACCCAATCTGGGTGTACGGGGATGGCGTAGGGCTGTGGACTTGGGATGGGACTGAACATAGGGAAATTACCAGGGCAGCGGGGCCGTATACTGGGGGTGCTGAAAATCGTTGGCAAGGGGAGGTGCTGAATGGAGTTGGCATCTTTAATAATGGGGCTGACTTGCCGCAGATGTGGCTGGGCTTTTCTCCTCTGACGAGGCTGCAAAATCTTAGTGCTTGGCCAGTAGGTTTAAGGGCCAAGTGGCTTCGCCCCTTTTCGTTCTTCTTGATTGCCGGTAATATTAGCGAAGGTGGGAATGAATATCCCTACCGAGTTCGCTGGAGCAATCCTGCAGCTCCGGGAAGTGTTCCGTCGAGCTGGGATTATGCTGACCCTTCCACTGATGCCGGTGAAGTGGATATTGCTGAGACGAGCGATTACCTGGTTGATGGTCTGGGACTTGGACAGATCTTTGTGATTTACAAAGAACGGACCGCCTGGGCAATGCAGTATGTCGGCGGCCAGAATGTGTTTAATATCTGGCAGTTGATTTTTGACCGCGGTCTGCTCTGGAAGGATTGTGCGCAGGCAATTCCTGGCGCGCATTTCGCTGTTGGGCAAGATGATATCTATATCCACACTGGTCAACTGAATAGTGTCCAGTCAATTGTGCAGGATAAACTGCGTCGTTGGATCTTTAAGCAGATTTCTTCCTCGACGTTCTATAATTCCTTCACTATGCTCAATAGAGCGGAGTCGGAAGTTTGGTTTTGCTTTCCGGAATCTGGAGCGAACTACGCTACGCTGGCAGCGATCTGGAATTGGACGACGAATTCCTGGGGAGTTCGCGACCTGCCAGAGATTCCCTTCATGCATGCGGGAGTTGTAGAAGAGGAGAGCGAACTGGACCTGTGGGGTGCATTGGATCGGTATGCGACTGGAGCCATGGAAGCGGGATTCGCCAGTGTTAGTGCGGAAGTGGATAAGGTCAATACTGCCCAGGCGACGAACCTGGAACCGGCAGTGGGTGCATCGACAGTTGGTACAGGTGCGGTAGGTGTCGCTGGTTGGCCGGAGTATGATGCGATCTACTTTGGAACAATTACGGAATCTGGTGGGCCGATTAAGCTTTCTGAACTGGTATTGACCAGCGATAGCTTGATTCCTTATTACGCACAGACAGCAAAGATTTATTTGACTGTCTCCCCTGGTGTTGTACGCACAGGAGATCGCACCGCGGCGAATCAGGCCGCTCTTTGGCTGGACCAACTGTACAGCGTTTCTACGATCATTCTGAATCTTTCCGGTGCCACTCTTCAAGGTGCCGACGGCGCGGCGGAAGAGAATGGATTTCCTGGATTGATTGTCAGCGGCAATGGACAGCCGTATGTGAAGATCAACGGAGGAACGATTAACGGAGGCGCTGCAGGGACGAATGGAGTAGATGGTTACTCTGTTGTGTATCTGGAGAATACAGAGTTCCTTAAGCAGGCTGTGACGCAGTTTGGTGCTGATCAGGCATATGGGCTGAATTTTGAAGCTACCCTGTCGAGTGGTGGCCTATCTGCTGTGGTGCCTAATGGAACGCAGACACTGGGACACATCGACGTTTTTACAGGCGGCGCAGCGAATGATAAGAATACTAGGCTGCAGATTACTCGAATCGCAGGGGATACGTTTGTCAATGCTTTCTGGGATCGGTCCTCGATTGCAGAGCCTTTGAAAGTTGTCTTCACATCAGATGGGGTTGACCGAAGGAGAGAGGCGACGTTTGAGATTACTGTGCTGGACGGCGCTGGGCGTTCGACAGTTGCAGGGTACGCTTCTATTCAAGCAACACATGGAGTACCGCTTTATAACCTGACGCTAACTCCTCCGAATGTGAACCTGACCGTTGACCTTTACGGAAAGAACGGGGCGAATGCAACTTGGACTCAGGAATTTGTTGCCACCCCAGCAGGAGGAATTGGTCCGTTTACTTATGATTGGTCAACAACTATCGGAACAATTCTTTCTGGACAAGCTACTCCTGCGGTAACCATCTCGCAGTTTTCTGGCTTCCTTTCCAGAGGAACTGATGCTTCCTTCTCTGGTCAGGTTACTTGTACCATTACAGATCAGGGGAATGGAAATGACCAACTGGCTAAAACGGCAGCGGTATCACTATTCTTTGACAATTCGCCTCCTGAGGCAGTCTATGATGGAACTGGAAGTCTGGTGGCACAGAACTCGACTACGCAAGGTACTGGTTTGGCTATCCTTACGGAGTCAGTCGGTGGTGGGTATCTGGCGGCGCAAGCGGCCCATGCAGAAGGAACTGGAACTATAACTCCAGTTGTTCCAATGACGCTGAACGTCACTCCGGATACTGTGACGGAGAGTTTCCAAGGGCCGGGGTTGGTGAATAACTACTCCTATACCTTCATTGTGAATCTCTCGGCAGTTGTGACAGATGGCGTAGGTCCCTTTGTTTATGAGTGGGCAGGAAAGACTGGCTGGACGATTATTGGAGATGGAACGGCGAACATCCAGGCAAGGCGAACCCTCACTTGTGATATTGACGGAGGGCCGATTGGCTACAATGGGACACTGAGTTGTACTGTAATTGACCAGGCTAATGGGTATTCGAAGACAGACTCGTGTCCGATCAGTCTGCAGTTGACGAATCCCCGAGTGCGGCAGATCTTTACCGGCACTGGTGCTATGCGGGCGCAATCGGGAGATGTGGATGGTGTTGCGTTTAAGACGTCTCCATCGGCTCTGGTGGTCAGTATTATTCCTGGAGCCTTCAATGGAACCTGGATTGGCGCGAGCAAGACCTTCAACCAGGCGCTGGCGGCAAGCATCACTGGTGGTGTTGGGCCGTTCCTTTACAGCTGGGGTACAACTGCAGGGACGTTTACGACTGCAACGAATATCGCAAATGTGAATCTGAGAAATTCACTAAGCGCCCCCTTTGGGCAGCAAACTGTAGTAACCGGTGTAGTGACACTGACGGTGACAGATACTGGCAGGGCAGGGAATCCTCAGGTTTCCTCTACTGCAACCTTTGAGTACATCGTGGAGAACTACGCATGATGCTCTATCGGCCAGTGTATAGTGGAGAACCTGGGATTACTCAGGAATTCCGCCAGTTGTCTGCGGTTGTGGAACAGCTGGTGTTTGGGGTGAATCAAGTGAAAGCTGGAGCTGGTGGCGGGCAACTGGATGGCGGGACGCCGTTTACAGTGTTCGCCCCCTCCGACCCGTCTGTTGATTGCGGAGGTCCGTGATGCCTGTACAATTTCAATTTAGACGGGGAACTGCGGCTGAGTGGGCCAACGCAAATCCTGTTCTGGCAGATGGTGAAATCGGCTTAGAGTTGGATACGAGAAAGATTAAGCTCGGCGATGGAACTACGGCTTGGAATGCTCTAGCCTATGGTGGGATTGGGCAAGCCGGGGCAACTGGACCAGCGGGACCTACCGGACCTACAGGACCTGCTGGAGCTAATGGAGCGCAAGGTCCGGCTGGCGCGGCGAGCACAGTTCCAGGGCCCACTGGACCTACTGGGCCGCAGGGTTTGCAGGGAGCAACTGGTCCTCAGGGACCTCAAGGCATACAGGGGCTGACAGGTCCTACTGGTCCCATTGGTTTGACTGGACCGACTGGACCGATAGGATTGACTGGGCCTACAGGACCTGAAGGACCACAAGGATTGCAGGGTATTGCTGGTCCAACAGGTCCGACTGGCCCTGCGGGGGCGGACTCTGTTGTACCTGGTCCAACTGGACCCACAGGTCCCCAGGGGCCTCAGGGTATTCAGGGTATTCAGGGTATTCAAGGTATTACTGGGCCTACCGGCCCGACGGGACCTGCAGGAGCGGATAGTGTAGTCCCAGGACCAACTGGTCCAACAGGCCCAACAGGGGCAACAGGGCCGACGGGGCCTACTGGGCCAACCGGTCCGCAAGGATACAGTGTTCTAAATGGAACGGCTGCGCCGACTACGGAAGGTGTGAATGGAGACTTCTACATTCGCACCTCGACGAACGAGATCTATGGTCCGAAGGCGGCAGGTGCCTGGGGATCTGCAACGTCACTTGTGGGGCCTACAGGGCCTACAGGACCGACTGGTCCTACAGGGCCTACTGGCCCAACAGGACCTACAGGCCCCACTGGTCCAACCGGACCGGCGGCAGCCTGGACGTTGGTTAAGAAGGACACGGATGAGTCTCGAGCGTCAAACACTACACTGACTGCAGATGGTGCACTTGTTGCTACGTTAGCAACTGGAATCCGTCGTGCTAGATTTGTAATCTGGTTGTTTACAAACAACGCTACGATGGATTACAAATTTGACCTGAACTTTACAGGAACAGCAACGGTAGTTGCGATTACTCGTAGGTACTTTGTAGCGGGTGCGACGGCAGGTAATAGCCAAGAGAACTCCCTGACTCAGAATACCACGTTAGGCGTAGTTAACGTAACCGCAACTAGTACTGGTATGGCGAGGATTGAAATTGAAGCTGTACTGGATGTATCTGTGTCAGGTTCTATTCAATTCCGTTGGGCGCAGAATACGTCGGATGCAAGCAATCTGACCGTTCTCCGAGGATCGTACCTTGAACACTGCTAATAAGCCGGTCCAATGGACGCTGGTTACTCCAGCATATCTGGATACAGCCTGGCGGGTGTGTGCGCCTTGGCTGATTCAAGCTATTGGTGGGGAGGATCAGTGGGATCAGATTAGTGAAATTCAGCAGGATGTTTTCCGCAACGCTATGCAACTATGGGTTGTGCAGTGTCAGAAAAGCGGAGACGTCCTAGCGGTGTTTGTGACTGAACCGCAGCTGGTTGGTCGCGTTAAGACTCTCGTTGTCCGCTGGGCGGGAGGGAAAGAGATTGATACGTGGCTGGAAGATCTAGCTGTGGTTGAACGCTGGGCACAGCGGAATGACTTCGCCGCCGTGCAAATCTGGGGACGCCCTGGCTGGGGGCGCAGGTTTTCGCGGCATGGGTATCAAGAGAGTTATCGAGTAATCATGAAAAAGCTTGGTAAGGAGTTACACTAATGGGTGGTAGCACGCAGACGACTAAGTCTACTCAGACGACAAAGCTGCCTGAAATGCAACAGGCAAACGTCGACCTGCTAATGCAGGGGGCGAAAAACTTTTATCAGAGTGGTGGGCCGAAATACTTCGAAGGCCAGAATTACACTACACCGACGCAGAACCAGATTCTTGGGAGGGACATGCTTACCTCCTATGCTCAAGGACAAGGGCAGAATTTGGTCAATCAGGCACAGGGAGCGAATAGCTTCTGGATGGACCCGAATACGGTGTTTGATCTGAGCCGTATGCCAGGATATGATGCAAAGCGGCAGGGGATTGTAGATACGACCACTCAGCAGCTGAGAGAACAGTGGCTCCCGACGAATAGGGGAACGGCTATTTCTGGTGGGCAGCTGGGTGGAAGCCGGCAGATGCAGATGGATGCTCTGGCGATGGGTAGAGCTGGAGAAGGCCTTGGTCGCGCCCTGGCGGATTTGGACTACAATGCGTCTGGTAGAAATATGGAGATGGCAAATGCGGCGATGAATCGAGCGCCCGCCATGTTTAACCTGGGAACGCAGCCTGGAGCGCTGATGGATACTGTGGGTACTGCCCAGCGTGGGGATGATGCGGAAAAGCTGGCAGCGGATATGGCTCGTTGGGATTTCAACCAGAATAGGGAAGGAAAGATGCTTGCCCTGCTGCAGGCTTTGACGGGGACTTCTGGTCAGTATGGTGGAACGACGACTGGGAAGCAGACGTCGAAGACAAACACTGATCCGACAGGGCAGATTCTCGGTGGCTTGCTGATGGCTGGCAGTATGTTCCTCCCTCCGTTGGGAGCGGCAGCTGGAGCGGCGGGGGCAGCCGGGACAATTGGTAATGGCCTCGGTATGCTTAACGCCTTTGGGAAAGAGTATTAAGGAGTCACCATGGAACTTGGACAACTTCTACAAATGGCGCAGGCTCAGGGATTGACTCCCCTGCAGGCTATTGCGCAGGTGATTCAGCAGGCGCGGAGTGAACAGGAGCTAATGCAGCGTTTGTCGAGTATGGGGGAACCTCCGGCTAATATTCAGCCGCAGATTCAGTACCCCCAGACGATGATGCGGCCGGCGACTCCTGGTACTGTTCCGCACGTTCCTCAGACCCGCGGGGAGGCAGAAACGAATCCCTCGCTGGGACAGATGCTAGCATGAAGGATGGCAACATGGTACAATCTACTCCTCTCGGCTTGCTTCTCTCCGGTCCTCCGGAAGATCAGCTTTCCATGCCAGCGGCCCCGATGGTTTCTCCAGCTGCACCTGCAGCGGCGCCTCAGGCTGGTGGTTTGGCTGATCGCTGGAAGGGTTTCCTCGGACGGGTGCAGAGTGATCCTAATCTCCGTATGGCCTTGATGCAAACGGGCGCAGCCATGATGCAAAGTCCGAAGTTCGGAGAGAACTTTGGGGATGTGTTTGGGCGAGCTGCGCAGACGGGTATGCTGACGCTGGATACCCTTCGGCAGAGGGATTATGCGCAGAAGGAACGGGAAGCTGACCGTACCTTTGATAGGGATGTGAAGACGAAGCAGCTGGGAAATGACACCCAACGGACAGCGGCTGCTGTAGCAGCAGCGAATGCCCAGACAGACGTGGAAAAGGCAAAGCTGCCGGGTGTGCAGATGGAGAATTCTCCGGAGTATTTGGAGAAGAAGCGCAGGCTGATTGATCTTGGGTTGGATGAGAAGGAGGCGGACATTGCAGCTGCTAAAGCCTTGGCCAATGATCGCAACGCTTCCGCTCGCCTGGCTGATCGGACTGATCCGAATGCTCGGGGATCAGGTAGCTCTGGTGGTTCTGGTGGCGGCTTTGATGTGCGAGCGGCGGAGGCTCGAGCAGCAGAACTTCGCCGGAAGAATCCCAAAATGTCCCCAGAGGAAGCGAAGAATCAAGCCTATTCTGAGCAGACGGAAGCGAAGAAGCGTAGCCTGAACCCAACACAGGTTGCTGCACAGGTGCAGGAACGGGCGATGATGATTTCGATGGGCCTAATGCCGGGGAATAAAGAGGATGCTCTGACTGATGCAAGGAATCAAATTGCAGCAGAAATGCAGATGAGCATGAATCCTCCTGGGACGAAGGGACCTAGCGCGGTATTGGACGCAAGGCGGCGAGCCTCTGAACTGTCGAAGAAGCACGCGAAGAAACAGGTGCCGATTAGCTACGGCGATCGCGTTGTCAACGGCAGGGTGGGTAGCGCCAACGCTGACGGAACGATCAATATCGTTCTGGACAACGGGGCAGTTGAGAAAGTTACGAGTGAAGAACTGTTGCAGGAACTGGGAGAATAACCTATGACGATTCAGCGCGACAACGCGGCCACGACTGAGCCAGTTGTCAATCAGCAGCCGACAGGAATTGTTCGGACTCCTCAGGCAGGAACGATTACTCGGCAAGAGCCTCCGATGGCACCGCCGGAGGACCAGTGGAGTCTGGGGGCTGCTAGTGCCTGGGTGTGGAATAAGTTTACAAATCTGTCCCTTGGTGTGGAAGGTATGCTCAGGGGTGGATTGAAAACGGTTGCCCAGTTGGGTGATACGATGGGTGGGCAGGATAGCCCACTGATGCAGACTGGCTTACCGTTGAGGGGAATCTCTTCAGGGTTTAGTCAACTGAATGATGTTGATAAATACCTGGAAAAGACTCAATGGTGGACTCCGCCTGTGGAGAATCCGAGCTTTGGGGATCAGATTGCCCAGGGACTGGGTTCAGCAATTGGATTTTTGGCAGCGGGCCTGCCGGCGAAAACGCTCGAGGGGGCGACGCTAGCCGCAGGTGGATTGGGTGCACTTGTGGGTGCTGGGCAACAGGTACTGGATGCTGAACAGTATACGAAAGATGAAGTAGAACAGACGCTGGCTGCACTCGGGGGCGCCGCCTTCGGTGCGACTGAAGCCGTGTTCGGTTATTCCGTTCTGTCGAAGATTAACAAGGCTACGGGCGGTGGGCTGTATAAGACCCTTGAACGGGCTGGCCTAACTAAGACCCCAAATGTCCTGGCAAATCCAAGCTACTTTAAGGAGATTGTTTCCAGCTTTGGTGCGGAGTTTGCCCAAGAAGCCCTGCAGACGGCAGGCGGAAACTGGGTGGCGCAGACGGTCTATGATCCAGATCGTCCAATTGGGGAGGGGGTTGGCGAGGCGGCGATGGTAGGCGGCATCGTTGGCGCTCTCTTTGGCGGCGGCTCAGTCCCCTTCCAAAAGCACATTCGCAATCAGCAGCTTTCCACCCTAAAAGCTGAATACGACAGATTAGTGCAAAGCGGCAATGCGATCAACGACTTTGTTGGTCCTGCGATGAGTCTCTTTAATCTGCCGGAGCTGAAGAATGAGTTGCTTCAGCTGGATGAACTATTTGACAAAAATGCAGATGATGCAGTTAATCTGCTTTTGTCTGGAAATTTCCCAGCAATCACACAGGCTTTTTCTGGACTGACGCAGGAAAAAACTGAGTTCACTACTCCAAACCCCAGCATTGGAATTACTGATCCTAGCTTTGATGTTTTTGGAGATGCTTGGGATTCCGTTGCTACAGTTGCAGATACGAATCTCAACAAAACTCTGATTGGGGAAGAGCAGGCGCGAGGCACTCGATTCACGACAATAGAACTTCTAATGCGTGATGATACGAGTGTAGTGATTACGGAGTCGAATAAGCTCACGGATGATATCACTGCAACGAATGCGCTGGTGCAGAAGCTGCAAACTACTGTCACCAACATGGAGGCGAAGATTAAGGAGCGGGAAGCTAATAATGTCCCGGTTCCAGCGCAGAGAGCGGTTCTGAGAACCCAGAAGCAGAAACTGAAGGAAGCTACGGATCGGCAAAGAAAGCTTTTTGCTCGGGCTAAGGCGGAAGCCCAGCTGATGAAGCACGTTGCCAAGTATATTGAGAAATTCAATGAAGTCCTTGGTGACGCGGCGATCACTATGGAGGGGCAGGAACTAGAGACTTATATCGACGATCAAGGAGATAAGCAGACCCGCACTAAGTATCTTGATCCTACGATTCCAGCGAAATTTATCCTGTACTCTGGTCCAAAGGAATTTAGTGGTGCGTATACTACTAAGTACGGTGGCCAGCAAGCTACGTATAGGGTGCATGACGAGCAAGAAGTCGGCTTGATTGTCATGGACTTTGATGAGATCCTGGATAAGACGCACCCAATTGAACCTGGTGTACAGGCTGTTAAGCAGGCAGATGCGAAAGAAGAGTTCCTGCAAATGCGGGAATACCTCAACCATGAGTTGGGACACTGGTTTGCTAACAGACACTTTAATCAGCTGAAGGACGCGGCCAATCTTCTGCAGAGTGTTGGCGACCCTAATATGCTGGCGAAGCCTGAGCTCGAACGGGCGAAGGCCTATCTTGGTATTATCCTTGGTTATCGCAAGTGGCTGGATAAAATGGCAGCGGAACGAGTGACTGCTGCATTCTACCACATGCAGGCGAGAGGTTTGATTTCTGGACTTGCCCATGCTGATGCTATGGCTTTGGCAGCGAACAATGCTGGTTTGCCGCCGGGGGTTACTCCGTCTGCAAAAGCTATGAAGTCGGTTAAGTCAAAAGAGTGGTATTACAGCCAGCTGGAAAAGGTTGCCGCTAATGCAGAGATGAAGAGTGGTACGGCGGAGCAGTGGCTGAATTACCTCAAGCGAAAGAACGTCAAGCCGGAAGAAATGTACTGGACACGGCTTGGAGATTTTCTCCAGAAGTTCGGGAAAGGGCAGAAAATCAGTCGAGATGATCTGCTTGAATACGTCAGGGTTAATACCATCAAGATTGAAGAGGGCTGGTATGGGGAACCTGACCTGGGGAATGATGCTCGTCGACTTTTTGTAGAAGGTAAGATAGAAGAAAGCAGGAGAAAACAGCTTGCTATTTTAGAGCAAGTGCGTACTCTTGAATATGAAATAGAACTGGACCCTTATGGAGAGGACGTTACTGTCTACCGTACCTCAGATCCAGATCATGAAAACCCCCTGGATTACAATGATCTTCCTGCTGATGTACAACAACTAGGGGAAGATTATGCTCTTCTACAGGAAGATATTAAAGAACTTGAACGGGAACTACAAGATGTTCATTATGCTGCTGAAGGGTCCGTTCCTCATGAAGTTTACACTTTACCGAATTCTGACTCTGCTTCACAGCGCGTCGTAGCGCTTAAGATTCCTGCGGCGGCAGGAGAAAAAGAGTATATGTCCCATACCTTTAAAGAGCATGGGAACATTGTCGTCTGGGTGCGGTTCAATACTCGCACACTGGCAGACGGTAGGAAGATGCTCTTTATCGAAGAGATTCAAAGCGACCTGCATCAAGAGGGAAGGGATAAAGGGTATAAAGATACTAACCTGTGGCCAAGTCCACCGCCTCCAATGAGCCCCTATGATGCGTGGAATGAAAAAGACATACAGCTTTCTCGCTACAAAGAAACTATAATGCCGTGGATTGAAGAGCCGATTGGAACAAATCGTTCTGGCTTTAAATACTACGGTTCTGGGGCTTTCCGTTCTGTCGATCCAGTAAATTATGTCGTAGAAGACTTTGAGCTTTTTCTCAAAGAATTCTTTGCTCATGCTGCAGCAAATCCAGAGCAATTTGGGGAAACTCCACATGATTTTGATTTAGCGGAAACTCAACTACGACAGTTGCATCAGTTAATGACAGAGCGCAATGAACTGTGGAGACAGCTGGATGAATATTATGCAAGACCACGGGAAGATCGAACGCCTAAGATCGGTCCTCCAGAACTTCCGTATAAGGATGGGGCTTATATGGACCTGGCAGTTAAGCGCATGGTGCGCTATGCTGCAGAGCACGGGCATGATTTGATTGGCTGGACGACTGCGCTTCAGCAGGTTAGCCGCTATACCAATATGCTACGGGCAGTGGTAGACCACATTGAGTGGTGGACTTCTAATGGGGATAAGTTTGGAAGAATCCACTTGAAGAAAGGCGGAAGGAAAGATCTTATACTGAAGCCAGATGGAACCTTGGATACTGGCTCAACTGATTGGGTGGGAGAACATATCAACAGTGTCGTGGGTCGCGATATCGGCGAGCGGATCATGACGCAGAATAGTGGAAGAACTACGGAGGATACTATCACTATTGGTGGAAAAGGGTTTATTCAGAACTACGATAAGACCTTAGTGGATAAAGTCAATAAGTACATTAAACCCTGGAATAGCCAGGTCACGAAAGAGAACTTTGCTCCTGATCAAAAAGAGGTGGAGTTCTTTATCGAACGGAATGCTGATGATACTTTTTCGGTTATCCAGCGCGACCAGTATAGTGGGTCTGGCTGGGGGACAGGTATAGCTCACTTCATAACGAGAAGTGAAGCTGAGAGCTATCTGAACGATCGCCTTTACCCACCTTTGTCAACTGTTGATGTTGACTTTATTATTCCACGAGAAGGAGGAATGATTTGGACTGTAACTCAGACTAACAAAGAAACAGGGGTTGTAGAAAAGCAAGAGACTTTTAAGGTCTTGCATGATGCTTTTGCTCGATCAGATGAATGGAAGGCAGCAGTTCCAAGAGGAGAAATCCCAAAGAAAACTGTTCCTAAGCACAACAATTTTTCTGAACAGTGGGTGTTCCCAGTTACAGATGAGATGCGGGAAGTGGCGCTGGCTGGGGTGCCGCAGTTCGCTCAAAAGGTAGTGGGGAATCAGAGCACGATCTTTGACCTTAAAGATCAGAACTACTCCCTGTCGTTTGATGAGTATCTTGCACATCGAATGGAGCGTGCAGGCGCGCGTGTGAAGGTAGGGGCTGATGGGAAGTTGGAGTATGCTTCCGATCTGGATCGAGTGATGGGGAAGCATATCTTCAATCGGTTTACCAGCCTGTATGAGAGCATCGTTAAAGCGTCGGAGGCAAACCCTGAAATAGCAAAGGCTTGGTCAGCTGAAGATCATCCATATGACGCCTTCATTCGACGGATACTTGTTAAGAATGAGTGGGACCGGGTGATGGAGCGGGTGCTGAAGCAGGGAGAAGTGGGGCTGATTGATATCCTGATGGATAAGAAAGTCATCCCTGGTATGGACCCTAAGATGTGGGCGGGGTTGCAAGAGCATCTGGATAATTTCAACGCCGCGATGGGGCTGAGTTTAAACCTCATCCAGCTGGCGAAGCTGAATCCACACACGTTCCTGAAGCCGTACTATGAGGCAACAGCGAATGAGTGGGCTGCGCATGGTAGGACGCTGATGAAGATGTCGGTTGATACACTTCATGCATGGCGCCGCCTTGGGAAGGAGGGATCGAATAAGGTTACCAATGTCCTGATGCAGGAGACACTGGATAAGGAGCCTTACACCCCCACGCAGATTGGGCAGAAGCTGACACCGGCGGAAGCGGAGGTGTACTATCGAATTCGGTCGGACCTGAATCATGTACTGAATGAGATGGAGCGAATTACGCGCCTGGCGGCGGAGGTGAACTATAGCTATGATCCGGAACGGCTGGAAACTACACTGAAGGAGATTGAGCTTAACTTCGGTGAGATGAGGAATAGTGGATACTTTCCTCTGATGCGGCATGGAAAGCATCTAGTGATCGTGCGGGCGGACAAGGAAACTATTATTGATGGGAAGAAGTATAAGAAGCATGACCTTGTCCACTGGGAAGCTTTCGACTATGAGTACGAGCGGAACGCGGCGGCGAGGGAGCTGGGGAAGAATCCTGATCTTCGAGTCGGTATTGACACGATGACGGATACGGCCTATGCCGTGCAGGGTATTCCCCTTCCGATGATGCGTATGCTGCGAGCGAGATTGGAGGCAAGCGGCGCCACGTCGAAGGTACTTTCGGAATTGGACGATGCGATTAAGAATGCCCTGCCACTGCAGAGTTTCCACCGGAAGTTCTTGAAGCGTCGTGGAATCGCTGGGTTTAGTAAGGACTTCGAGCGTAGCTATGCTCGGTATATGAGCAGCGCGGCGAATCATATGTCCAGAGTGGAAGCTGGAGAGGTGCTGCGGCAGATTCTCGTTCAGGGAGAACAGGAGGCTCGCATTCTACGGGAGACTGGACGAGATGCTACAAAGCGTTCAGCCATGGTCGAGTGGGCGAAGAAGCACCATCAATATCTGATGAATCCGCAGAATGAACTGCAGGGTTTGCGAAGCTTTGCCTTCCTCTGGTATCTGGGGTTTAACATCAAGAGCGCCGCGGTGAACTTGACCCAGCCGCTGATTACCGGATATCCATATCTGGCTGATCAGTTCGGGGACGTGGCAGCTACGAAGCATATGATCCTGGCGAATAAGGATATCGCTGCGTACTTTAAGGATCGCGCCGAGTGGCTGCAGGCGGCGATGAAGGAAGAGGATCGAAAGTTCGCCTATGTGCAGGAGGTTGCACCGGGGCAGTTTGCACTAGATGGGATGCATCAGCTGTTTGATTTGAATGATCCGCAAGGGAAGTTCTTCAATCTTACTGGGCTGAAGATGGCGAATACAAATGATCCTGATGTGGTGCAGAAACTGATTACTACAAGATTGGCTCAGGTGAAGCGTGAGGTCGTGGTGAATCAGCCGCTGCAGCAGACACTGGAGGCTGCGCTGAGTCTCTACGCGGCAACGCCAAGTGTACTGAGCCAACAGGACTTCGAGATGATGACTCTGTCGGAGGCGTTGCCTGAGGCAGGTTATGACGGAGTGGTAGTGGATAGTAATGGGGACTCAATTGTCCTGGTCCCACATAGAACGCTGGATAAGCGGCAGATTCCCCTGAAGGAAGCAGTGAAGCGTTCACAGATTCAATCCGGCGATCTTCGTGGGGAACTGATGAGAATGATTCAGCGGGGTCAATCGGAAGGTTGGCTGGATCAGTCGTTGGCAATGGAACTGGCGATCGCTGCGTCGGAGAATAAAGTCGATCGGTTGGCTCCAATTCATGCTGGACAGCGCGCGTATTATAAGATTGCTGAGTGGGGTTCTCTCCCCTTCCACGCAGCGGAAAAGATGAATCGTCTGCTGATGGCGATTTCGTATTACAGGGCTGCCAGAGAAGAAGGGATTGACGCGAAAGCGGCTGAGCAAGGGGCGCGTGAGTGTGTTCGACTGACAATGTATGAGCACACGAACTGGAATCGCCCGGTGTTTATGCGAGGGAAGAAGTCCCTGCTGTTTGTGTTTAAGAACTATGTGCAGAATACAGCGTTTACTGCCTTGCAGGGAGATGGTACGGCGCTGAGGATGTGGCTGGTCTTAGGTATGATGGCGGGTTTACAGGGCCTGCCGTTTGCGGAGGACTTGGCGGATCTGATCGACTACGTGGCGACGGAGTTTAAGGAAAAACTTGGACTCTCCAACCCCAAGGTACAGATTCGTCAGGAAGCTCGGCAGATTCTGGAAGAGCTTAATCTGAACCCGGATTTGATTCTGCACGGATTTGCTCAGGAGACCTTTGGCCTTCCGTGGATCTCACATAATCTGGGATTTGGCGCACCTGGGTTCGACCTGGCAAGTTCCATCAGCATGGGCAATGTGATTCCTGGCACGCAGTTGCCGTCTATTCTCTCCCATCAGGGAAGTGATCGGGCACTGGCGACAGCGATTAGGGAGTTTGGTGGCGCCGCGCTGAGTGCAGGAGAGGGAGCGCTGAGAGCGGGAACATCGAGTGATCCAAATGATGCCAAGAGACTGGAAAGATTCCTCCCGGCCTTTGCGAGGAACGTAGCAAAGTCAGTTCGTTATGGAGACCAGGGAGGAGAGTTCGCCGCCTCGGGCGACCCTATCGCCAACTTCGACCCGTTCAGTACACGAGAGCAGATTGAACTGATCGGACAGGCTGGCGGCTTTACGCCGACGAAAGTCTCGCGAGGCTGGGAACGGTATATGGCGGAGAGGGAACTTGTTCAATACTACCAAGCAAGGAGTGCCGCCCTTACCAAGGCGTATTCACACGCTGTCTATCTACAGGATCGCGAGGCTATGGCTGATACGATGAAGGCGATTCAGACCTATAACAGCGCTGTGCCGTATCCAGAAATGCGGATCGGGGCGAGCCTGGATGGAAAGAACACCCTCGCCCAGAGTGTGGTTGACTACGTGGAGAGTCAACAGAAACACAAGCTGGGCAAGGGAGAGGCGCTTAAGTATTATCGCCTTGTCGAGGAAATTCGAGCGGGATATAAAAATCCAGTAGCCGAGGACACTGTGGACAACGAGTGACTTTGCCGAGCTTCTGCGCCCGTCTCCAATACTGCAAGGTCCGACGATGGACACCAAGCCGAGAGGCAAGGACCGTCGTTCGGATCTTGCGGTTGGAAACGAGGAAATTGTGAATGCAGCAATAGCCAGAGGCTTGGGCGAGTTGGAAGAATAAATCCTTCGTTGGTCCGGACATTGTTATTCCTTAGATTGAATCCAGACCGCGCCGTCCTTTTGGACAAGCTCGATTTGCTTCGATACCACACAGGCATTGAGAGCTTCTTCAAACTCCCGGTAGGACATAAAGCGGAAGCAGTGGCGGAAGAGGTCCTGGGTCTTGATGAACTTGTGGGTTCGCACCAAGGCGAGAACTTCTGTTGAATGCTTTGCCTGGCCTTCAACCCCGATGAAGTCAAAGACCTCCGTCATGTTGTCCTCTAAACCAGTTACGATATCTGCGGCAGCCGCCAGCTCCTCTTCCGTAATAACCAGTGAGTCACCTTTGGCGGCAGAGAGAACCATAGCCAGCTTGTGAATGTGGGTTTGCTTGCGAGCAAGGTAACCTCCAAAGCGATTGTTGTCAAGGTGTTTAGGTCGGTTAGTGTAATGGTTTTCATACCACTGCTCCCCGAAACGGAGAGCCGAAGCGGAGAGAGTAACTGGACCCCTGAGGTTGGCAATGATCTCAAGATCGTGGACAAGATCTTGTTGCAGACGCTTAAATTCAGGTGGGAGGATAGCGGAAGGATAAGCGACAAGCCTTCGCTTCTGCTTAGCAAACACGAATATACACCGGGAGGTAAATCCGCCCCCGATGAGATATTCAGGGAAACTCCCTGCGATCCAGCCAGGAGTAGTACAGGCTGCGATATTGATCCAGGGATTTTCGATCCGATCAGAACCTTGAGTTTTAGTCTGTTTTTCCCAGACTCCGAGTTGTCCGTCCCATAGGCTGACGAGAACATCTACCATCTCCCTGTCGTTTGGGTTAAAGAATGTTCCAAGTTCGGACGAAGCGATACTGATACACGACATAGGATGGTACGAGCCATCCGGCATCAGCACCGCCTCGTTCGCCCCCGCAAGGGCTTGAGTAAGTGCCTGCCAAGTAACAGCGTCCGGTCCAAACTTGATACCCTCGATCTGTCTCAATAAGTTCGCACCAATAGAGAGTGTCGTGGACTTGGAGACAATTCCAGGGGGCGCTACTAGTATCAAGTACATATTCGGCGTCCACTGAAAATATCCCTGGTCGATCCATACTCGTCTCCGTAAAGCTCCAGCGATTGTCCACGCACCCACCCAGAAGTGCATGGAGTCGGGAGCTTCGCTGAACGCGGAGTATTGCATATACCCCTTGAGAAAGTCAGGAAAGCGCCGTTGCATAGTTGCTACCAAGTTGGTCCATAACTCGCTACCATCTTCACTTGCAGTCGCCCCAACTCACACAGGAGCGCTTGCCACCAACGGGGAGGATGAGGGGAGTGGGGTATGGAATGCTGACGAGCATATCCTGACGGATTTTATCAAACAATCCAGGGGTATTCTTAGGCCATTGAAAGACAGCGGAGTCGTGAACCTGAAGGAGAAACTGAACACCGGCGGAGCGATTCCTGTCGATGACCTGCATTATGCCCAGATTGACAGCAATTGCGACGGTAGACTGAGGTATCCACGCAAGAGCTTCCTTGAGGATACCCTCGATGCGGTCAAAGTAAAACCGTCGATAGCCAAAAGCGTTCTCGACATAGCGCCGACTTGTAATTTGAGCGAGAGTCCTTCGATGCCATTCGGCGATTGCTGGATGTGCATCAAACCAGCGGCGCTGAAATCGTTCTGCCTCGTGGCGGGTGATGCCAAGGGCAGTGGCGAGAACGGGAGGGGTACCTCCATAGTTAGTGAGATGAACACCGGTTTTCGCGGCTTGGCGATTAGGGTCATCCTTCCCTTTGCAATGACCGAAGATCGTCGCTGTGTTTTCGTTGTGTAGATCTCGAGAGGGATCGTTGAAGAGTTCCATGAGCGGCTCGTCGTTCGCTTCCCAAGCGACAACCCGCGCGTCAGCTTGAGCAGCATCGAAATCTCCAATTTCGCACCCTTCGTCTGGAATGAAAAGCTTCCGTAGATTCGGGAGAGGGAACTCTGCGCTTCTTTCGTCTCCAGATGAGACGTTCTGCAGATTAGTTCCGAATCCGAAAGCATCTTCAGAGGAGGCGAAGCGGAAAGTTTCTGTTCCAGCGATATTGTAGCTGCAGCGGATTCGTCCGTCAGAGTCGATAGGCTGGGCACAGAATGAACGGAAATTGCTGAGCTGTCTGATTTGATTGATGGCAGCGCAGATAGGGCGCAGGATCGGGTCGGCCTTGGCGAAAGAGTCAAGCGCATCTGCGTTGGTCGTCGGACGACGGGTCTTGCGGTCGACGATGACTGGGAGCTGGAGTTCTTCATAGAAGAGCCTCTGGAGTTGCTTGGGTGAGCGGGGGTTGAGCGGGGCGCCAAGGACTGTGTTGAGGAATGTCTGTCGCTTAGATTCTTCCTCGGTGAGGGTGAAGACGAGTTGCGTTCGCGCCTTCAGGTCCAGACGGACGCCGCGCAGCATAGCCTCGAGGACATATGGAAAGAGGCGGTGCTGAATTTCCGGTGGTGTACCAAAGGGGGTAGTTTTAAGGGCAATCTGTTTTTCAACGGTCTCGAGAGTTTCAGCAGCTTCCAAGGTGTAGGTGGTATCCTTACAATTGTAGATCCACCGCTGTTCCTCTGGAATGTGTTCGTCAACCTCCTTACCTTCATCCTTCCAGTAGGTATAGTTCTCACAATAGAGCGAAGCGATATAGTCAAGGGACTTGGGAGTACCTGGGAAATGAACATGGTGCTGCAGCATGGTATCCATGTGCAGGCGGGCGATTACACCGAATTCTTTGCAGATGTACTGCTGGTCATACGCCCAGTTCTGTCCGATAACTTTAACCTTTTGAAGGAGGTTGCGGATTTCAAGACGGATGGTGAGTTCTTCCTCTTCCGTCCAGTAAGAGTGCGGCGCTTCCCGTTTGGAGAATGGGATGCAGATGGCTTTCTCTTTTGTCCAGGCGAATGAAATACAGTCGATGCGACCTCGGCTAGTTTCAATGTCGACTGAGACCTTATCGGTAAGGAGTGGAATTTGAGCAAGCCAATGCATCGCCGTGCTGAAGTCAGGGCGGATAATATATGACTCAGGTCGGACAATGAGGTGTTCGTAATCCGCTTCCCTGGCTGCTCTCCGAAGGTCATGGACCGTAATCCACCGCCAACTCCACTGCTTGAGAACAGTGGCAGGGTGATAGGTGGGAAGTACTTTATATGATCTGTCTCCCACAAGTCGAGATTTAATACAGGAGCCTCGCCACTTGGCGATGGAGTCACGACCACAGAGATAAGATAAGACCTCATCTGAAAGGGCGATAATGAGGTTGGGCTTGATGAGGTCGATTTCTTTTTCGAGTTCTTCAATCCCCTCCGCAAGCCAAGGGTGGACCCAGCCGAGGTCTGTTGGGATGTAGTCCGCTGGTGGGATCTTGCCTTCGTAGATCCAGTTTTCAAGGTCATTCCAGGGTGGCCTCCGCTTGCAGATGTTGGTGAGATAAACCTCCGAGCGGAGGATACCGGCTTCATTTAGCATCTTGGTCAGCTCAACTCCAGCCGAACCGGAGAAGGGCGTGAGACTGGACTCGTCAGTTTTGCCGGGGGCGTCGCCGACGATCATGATCTTAGCATCATGTGGTCCTCGACCAGAGACCTTGGGTACTACTGCCATTTGTGCCTCCAATACCAGCCGACGCAAACGCCAGCGTAAAAGGCGAGGATGCCGATGATAAGGCTGCTCATTGCATTCCCTCCGATAGCATTACTCGGATGGCAGCTGCATAAGTGGGCGACAGTTCGATACCAGTTGCTCGTAGGCCAGCAAGTTTGGCCGCTCGAAAAACAGTCCCGGACCCTGCGCAGGGATCGAGTACTTCCTCTCCAGGTAGGAAGGAAAGGTCCATAAGCTTCTTATAAAGTTCCACAGGTTTTTGGGCCGCATGAGACTTATCTGTGGTCGCCGGGAATTCCAGAACGTCAGAACTGGAATTTCGCAGTTTTCGGCTGCCCTTCTGGGCGAAGAGGATCGCCTCGTAGCGACGCAGAAAATAGCCTGGCTGTGGAGCGTGGCCCAGGTTTGGCTTATGCCAGATAAGCGGCGTTGGGTAACAGTACCATCCGCACTCAGAGGCAAGGTCACAGAGCTTAGGCCAGACTCGGATATCACAAAACATATAAAGGTGTGCGTCGGCTTTGCAAAGATCATAGCCTGTTACCAGAATGTTGGTGATAAGGTCAAGGGCGGATTCCTGATCGTCGGCGTATTGATGATCAAGCTTGAAGGTTTGATCCCCGAAGGTATCTGCGTCGATACCGTAAGGCGGGTCTACGATGATGCCACTGAATCTACCGACGCCGAGAAATTTCATCTGCTCATCAGCGCTACCTTCGATCAGGGTGAAGTCTTTGGAGGAGACTGTGCAGAGGGCACCAAGGCCTTCCATGAATTGAGCTTCGAGCTTCTTTTTGGCGATCTTGACAGCCTCAGCCTTGGTCGCCGCCTTCTTCACATCTGGGTCTTGGGCGAAGCTGTCGAGGAGGATGGCGTCTCCGACCTCCTTGGCACGCGGGGGATCAGTTCGAGCGTCAGAATCACCTCGTACTTCGTCAAGTATTCGTCCAGTATCTGTCTTTGTCCAGGTTCCAGAGGGTGCGTTGCTGGCGAGATAAGAATGGAGTTTGGCAATAGCTTGAGCTTCCTCAACGGGAGAGAGGTTCTTTCTTCGAAGGTTTTCTTCCAGCTCAATGCGGAATAGCTGTACAGAATCGAGTCCATCAACAATGATAACTGGAATTTGTCCAGCCGGAATTTGGTCTGTGCCATAACGGTAAGGCTCGATAAGGGTTCGGATGGCGGAGAGACGGCAGAAGCCAGCGACGAGTTCACCTTCCTTGGTGATGGTGACTGCGTGGATTAAGCCATCGGTGGCGATAGATTTAGCGAGTTCCTTGATGTGCTTTTCCGAGGGGTCCTTGCGTTGGCGTTCAGCCGAGACAAGGATGGCATCAACCGGAAGCTTGAGAATTGTCATACGGATAAGCCTCGATACCAGTGGGTTTCAAGAAGTAGGCAGCGCGCTCAATCAGCGTGGATTCAAAGAGCTGAAGCGAGCGGACCATATGGTGGGCGAGAATCTTGGGGGATGTGTTAGTCCTAACCCAAGACGGGTTGGCAATGAGGGCCTTCTCGATGAGAGAAACAAGTTCTTCATTCACGACAGAATCCCATTAAGATAGATCGTTCGCCGGTTCTGCTTGACAGCTGTGAGCATCTGTCGAATGGGGTCAGTACCCTCATAGCCGGAGATATGCACCCAGCCATCCGGCGGGAACTCGTGGATGAGCTGTTTGTACGGGAGTTGTTCGAGCGCCACCCAATGGCAGACGTCTACATTACGAATGCCTGGAACGATGATATCTGCTGCGCCGCCTTGCATGTGGTCGGAGGTTTTACTCCCGCCGACAGCCTTGTTGAGCCACAGGGGGCGATAGCCGCTGATGACGACGACAGGCTTACGGAAGTGTTTGCGGATTGGTTCAAGGAGATTGTGGCAGAGCCATGTCAGATTGCGCTCTACCTCCGGTGTCAGGTCTTGCCACGAAATTGTCCTGCCCATGCGGGCTGCGGTGGCGCTGACGAGCATCTCCCCGAGGGTGAAGTTTGGAGAGAGCTTCTTTCGCATAGGTTCAAGTGCCATTGTTTTTCCCTCGTCTGAAATGAAAGAGGGGGCTCCAGGTTGGTTGACCTGAAGCCCCCGCTGAGAGGATGTGGCAAAGAGGCCTCCCGCCCCCGGAGATTAGGCTACCACTGCCTGCCCATCAAACAGCCGAAACGTCGCTGACTTCAGCGTAGATCTTGTCGTCCACGATGCGGTGCTTCACCTTGACGCGAGCAACCTGGTTTCCCAGCATGGAGAAGTTCCAGGGCTGCCCGTTCTGGTTCTGATTGAGCGCAGCGCGGAGACGACCGAGGCCGACGTTCTTGCCCTTGCCGAAGTCGATGGCCGTCCCGTCCGAGGACAGGTCGAGCATGATCGACTGCCTGACCTTGGGGGTGCGACCGAGTTCGTTCTTCACGGCGTCGTCGTTGATGGTCCACTCGAGATCAACAGCCAGGCCCTTCGTACCGGCGCGATCGCCCCGCTTGATGTCAAACGAGCGGAGCGATTCGGCGGTGATCGGGCCGGAGACTGCGACGAATTCGCCTTCGGGAACAGGAGAGAGGACGGTATCGGCGGCTTCGGTGTGAGTCGTGGAAAGGAAGGTTTCTGGATTGAACATTGCTGTCGGTCCTTATGTGAGGATGGTTAAGACTGAGTGGTCGGAGAAATGCGACCACCCTTCCGCTGCCACTCTTTGATGAGGGGCACGAAAGACGGGGGATGCTTAGCGGCGATGGAGAGATTGCGAGCTTTGACGGCCATCGTAGCGCTGGAAGTATCCCAAGAGAACTCTGAGCCAACACGGACAGTGTTGATAACGTCAGAGAACATACGGGGAATGTCTGGAGCGAGCTTCTGGCCGAGGGTGCTGACGGTTACGGTAGTACCGCCGGTTACCTCGTTGTACTCACGGGCCAGGTGGCCGATGAGGATGAAGGTACACTCGGTTGCTGTTGTCAAGGGGTTGAGCAGCATACGGAGCATATTCTGGGCGACACCCCAATCAGCGGGGGAGCGGACAGGTTTGCCGCCGACTGTGTGGCTCATGGCCATATCGGAGAGGCCAGAGAGACTGTCGAGAATCAGGGCGCGATCGGTTGACCATTTGCTGACGTCACCGAATTTCTGACCGTGACAGTCGCAGACGAAATCGTTGCAGGATGTAATGACCTGGAGGAAGCCTTCGAACTTCGTCTTATTTGGGTCAGCGACTTTGGTCAGATTCTCGAAGGAGAGTTGGTTGACCTTCTTGGCCATGTCGAGGATTGACCCCCAGCCTTGCGTGGCGGGGCGAATGTACTTGTAGTGCCACTTGCCATCTGGCAGGTCGCCGAGGGTTTCCATGCCCGGCTCGGTGAAGATGACGAAGGGGGTGATGCCTGCGTCGATCAGAGAGCGGACGGCATAGGTCTTGCCAGTACCGGATTCGCCCATGAGGAGGACCTTAGGTCCGGGGATGAGTTTTTGAGTAGAGTCTGTCATATGTCACCTTAAAAAGGAATGTCGTCGAGTTCTTCTTGACTGCGAGGGGTGTCACTGTAGGAGCGGACGGGGCGAGCGCTTTGTTCGATTGGGAAGCGGAAGAGGCTGATCTGATCAGACCCCCTTCGATCAACGAGAGCGCCAGCAGGATTAAAAGTACGGTCGAGGAGGAGAATCTCTTCGCCGTGCTCATTCGTAAGGACGACACCAACGTCCTTGTAGCGGTATTTGGTTTCGCCGCCTGACTCGTAGGTCGCCGTGCGGACGGCTAAGCGGTGGGTTTTAGAGTAGGCCATACTTGGTCAAGCTCCGTGGTTGCAATGAGGAATTCCAGGGCGAGAAGTTCGACAGGCTGATACCCATGTTGAACTTCCGCCCAATTAAGTATCTCCAGTGGCAGACCGAAGGCTTCAGGGGCGGTCTGACAGTTGGGACACTTAAGAGGGCGGAAGGTGTAGATGGCGAATGAGCCGAGGTGCAGGCGCTTGAGCCAAGTCTCGCCGCAGATTGGGCAGCAGAACATGACGTGCCACGGACACCACTCAGGGGGAAGATCGTCCACCCGTAAGAGGTCATTGCCGTGGAACCAAGCGACCTTGGACATTAGTCCTCCGTGCCGGTCTGGAAGGGAATGGGAATCAGTTCGCTGGGAGCTTCCGGCTCAGGCTTACCGCCTGGGTTGACTTCGAGAGGGTCCCAATTCCTGTTGCCATAATTCCCCTCGATCCAGTTCTCAGGATTGGGGCTGAGGCAGAGGCGGGAGAAGGGGCAGGAACTGTAGGCTACGCAAGCGTCGGAGAAATTGAAATCCCAATAGCCTTCGCGCCATGCCCAGATCATCCGTTCAACGTCACGGTGGAGTTGATACCACCACTTGTCAATCAGCCAGTCTGGACGAGTGGTGATGGCTTCAGCATGGCCGAATCCACTTGGGTTGGCCTTGGTTTCCTTTAGGAAGCTGAGGCCACGAATGATTGCGCCAGCGACAGGGAGGCCGAAGTCTCTCGCCGCCTTGCAATAGCCTGTGAACTGGCCACGCAGGTTCCACTTCTCTCCCCAGGTGGGGCCGAGCTGGCTGGTGGTTTTATCGTCGTAGACCCAGAGCTGGTTGCGGTACTCAGCGATCATATCGCAGCGACCGGCGTAGAGGAGGGGCTCGCCCGTTTCGGGGTGGCTGATCTCCATCGGCAGAGCGAATCGGAATTCGATGCCTGCGCCGCCGTCCCACTGGTGGGGCTTGAGGTAATCCCGATCAGCTGGGAACTGGTTGTAGTAATAGCCGAGGGCGGCGAGAACCCGCTCGAGGTTCTTCGTCTGCTTATGCTCCGGTGGTTCGTAGTCGCCCCAGTATTCGATGGTAGCGATTACGCCCTTCTGAAATGCAACAGGAAAGGGATCACCATGGACGTAGAACTGAGTCCGAATGACCTCGTGGCCTCGAGCGTAGGCGCCGCCTGCGTGCAGGTCAGGACTTGGGCTCGTCGGGCCGAGTTTCTGAATGAACGAGCGGTAGAACTTCTGTGGACACTCTACGAATTCCGCTCGCATTGTCGAGTCGATCACTCGAGGGAATGCTGTGTGTAGGGTTACCATCTTGGGCAGTCTCCAGGTTTGTCCAGTCGGGCGGACTGGATGAGGGGGCGATATGAACGATGCGGCCAGTGACGCGGCAAGTGAGCCGCATGGCTGCTTGGCGTTCTTCCTCCGGCAGCTCCGCACGAAGGCGATAGAACCTTCGGCGGAGCGCGCGAGCTTCAGATGAGCTTTTCTTAAACGTCGTGAGGCCCTGGGGTTCAGCCAGGACCGCACGACAGAAGGCGCGGAAGGTGTCGAGCTCAGTCAAGGTCGAGCCCGAGTGACTTGAGCTTTTCATCGAGGCTTCCACCAGTTGAAGGGGATTTGGCCTTTGCACTTGCGGCCTTGGCATTGCCGCCTCTCGCACCAGCAACAGCGCGGGAGCTGCGAAGGTCAGTGATAACTTGCTGGAGTTCCTCCGTGGTAATGCCTTCGTGAGAGGGCTTACCGTTCTGGAGGTTCTCCAGCATTCGAGCGCGGAGATTTACGATCCGCTGCGAACGAATGATTGACTCATCGGTAGTGGACATTTATGACTCCTCCCGCGAAGGGGCGGGACTCGTGGACATTGTGGCATGGGTGGACACAGATTGCAAGTCTTTTCTCTCCAGTTCTAACTCCATCCGTTCGAGCATATGGGCGACTACACGCTGAAATGCGGTGATTACAGCCGCCCGATGCGCGCCGCGAAGTTCTTCACGATCATAGGTGGATTCGATCTGATGGATTCTTCCATCTTTAATCCCTGTGACCGTGAGGGTGATCTGATCAAACTTGAGTAGACTCATGAGTTTTTGTTCTCTGGTAAAGGTGGGCAACGTGTTCGTCCAGGTCTCGGCGAAGGAGGCCGAGAAAGTACTTGGAGATTGCTCCATACTTGGTTGTGCCGGAAGGGTCCTGGAGTTCTGGGCGGAGAAGGATGAGTTCAGCGTAGAGAGTCTCCGGGACACGAAGGTGGACCGAACGTGTGGGTCCGATGCTTGGGTTTGCCATGGTAGCGAGTTGCTCCTCAACTTGGTAGCAAATTAAACCTTCACCTGAAGATCATTCAGGATCGGGACGATATCTTTCAGACGCTTGGAGCCGATGCAAATGCACATGGTCTTTTCGCGACCGCGTTGCTCGGCCAAGGGGGCGATAAGACGGACGAGTTGTGACTTGCCGCCGAGGGGCTCGATACGCCAAGTGGCGTTGGGGCGAACTTTGTATTTCATGCTTGGTCTCCTGAAGTCCAATACCAAAAGGTTCCGTTGGGTTCATCTAGTAAGGCGAGACGAAGATAACCACTGCGGAGGGAGAGAAGTTGATCGCGGATTGCATCTGCTGTTGCATAATCATGGGCCTTTCGTGCTTTGTCGCGAGCTGCAACTAATGTGTCAATTTCCTTATCATTCATAACTTCTACCATGATTACACCAGCCACGCCGCTAAGGCCAGCAGCAGAGCGAGGTTGATCCAGTCGTCATCGGTCATGGCTTCACTGATGCGCGGACCGCCGCGTCGATAGCCTTGGCTTCATCCTCGCTGCACATCCGGGCGTACTTCTCGTTACGTCCCATGTCGCAGCCGCTGTCCGGCTCCCAACATTCCTCGGTGTGTTGATGCACAGCCGGTGCGCTGCACTCTGGGCAGGGCTGGTCGCCGCGCAAGTCCGGCACGACTCCGTGACCGTTGCAGCGGGAGCAGACAGCCGGTGCGCTGTCAGCGGGTCTGTACCAGCCGCAAACTTCGTCTAAGACCCAGCCATTGTCGATCAATGCCTGCACAGCCTGAGCGTGTACCCTGCGTGTTAACGCAAGCATCTGATCCGCCTCGGCCAGCTGCGCCTCTCGGTCAGCGAGCAAGGTGCTGATGCCCTTACGCAGCAGCACCGCTGCGTCACGCTCGGCCTCAACGTGGGCCAGCCGCGCCGTGAGGGCGTCTAGTTCTGCTTGCGCTTGTTCTGCACCAGCCGTCACCTTGGCTTCTTTCAAGAACTTAATCGCTTGTTGAATCCAGTAGGTATCACTCATGACTCGCTGACTCCTGTGCTGTTGCGCTATCAGCTTGTGCCTTTAGCGCTCTGATTTGCTCTTTCCAAGCTGAGGGCTTGGTTGAGAGAATCCACAGGCTGTCGTTCTTTTGCTCTACAGAGAGCTCAATCGTATCGTATACCGTTCCTGCTGCGCCGAGTTCCTTTCTGTAGAGAGAACGAAAACCATAGAGCCTGTGGCGGAAGTTAACTGCTTTTCCCCTGGTATCAAAAGAAAGGGAGAGCTTGCCCTCCTTGGCAAGCTCCCAAGCCATCATGAATTCCTCAGGGAAATCGCTGAGCTTTTTCTCAGCCATTACGGCGCTCCTCCATCATTTCCTTCCAGCGCTCGCGGCCCTTTTGCCAGCGGACGAAGTCCCGGTATTCCTGGGGATTGAGAAAGATCGCCCAGAGGCCACAGACGCAGAGAAAGAGAACGAGACAGATGAAGGCCAAAATGGCGCCGTCGAGTTGCTGGTCAGTCATGACTTTTTCTCCAGGTGATAGGTGAGCAGACCGCACGAATCCTTCGCCGTGACGCGATAGTTTGCCATGATCTGGAGGAGGAAATCGTGGAGGTTTTCCTTGGGAATGATGAAGATTTCCAAGCCGGCGGCGATGATGGCCTCCTGGAGTTCCATGACTCCCAGGGACTTGGAAAGGGCGATCAAACGCTGGATCTTGTCGTTATCTTCAGATGAGAGATTGCTGTTGGTGTTCATTCTGGTATTCCTTTTCAAGAGAGGTGATGGACTCGTCGAGCTTGGCGATTACATCGTCATGACTGGCGTTGGCGGGGAGATTGAAGTGCTTGGCCCATAGACGCTTGGCTCCGCCTCTGAGGCGAGAGTGGCGCAAGCCGAGTTTTTCGAGCTTGATCGCTCGCTTAGCGCACTTCATCTGAAAAGCCCTGATGAGACGTGCGTCAGTGATGGTCGAGGGGGCGCCAACCATGTCGTGAAGCTGGCTGACTTTCTGCACCTTATCCATTCTGGCTCTCCCACAAGAGGACAGCGCAGAGAGCGCGCTGCTGAGTGTTGAGTTCGACGGGGATATCCTCGCCGATCATGTAGGATTCCTCCACGCCTGGACCGTGGATTGTGATTTCTCCCTGGGATTCGGATACTTGATAAAAGGTCATATCCGACTGGACTCCGACAACAGAGCCTTTGTCGAACTGGCCGGTGAGCCGCGTTCTATACTGGGGCATTGCTAAATCTCCTCAGGCTTGAATTCGATCAGGGTTGACGGGGCGAGTGCACTTTCCTCTGCCTTGATGATGGGGATAATCGTAGGCGGAGCAAGTGCAGACGGGGCGAAGTCGGAGCTTGCGGAGAGTAAGCCAAGCCCCTGTAAAGTGGACGAGCTGGCTGATATCGCCAGGTCGATTGGTGAATTCGGCGAAGAAGTCTGTAATGAGTCTGGGTCCATGCTGGATGTATTTAACATCAGCCCATTGGGATTCTCTAACGTGAATCTTGGCTCCGACGAGATGTGTGAGTTCTGGTCGATCTTGGATTGAGGTGATACGATAGAAGCCAGCTGTGAGATTAGCATATCTTCTAGGCATTGTGATTGGTCCGGCAGGGAGCCCTGCGTCTCGTGGAAACAAAGGTGGCAGAAGGGTGTGGTCAATTTGACTGTCTCTCTTACGCGAGGCAGAGAGATAGCTGACGAGAGTGAACTTCGAGAAGGCAGATAGCGGAATGAACTGTTGTCCTTCTGCAGTCGTTCTTTGATGAACGTCTCTGGCCAATGAGCGCAGGTGCTCACGGTTCCACATCCGCTGCAGTGCGTTTCCCGGAGAAACATGACTCGGGCGATTGGCCGCCAGTTTTGACTTTGCCATCTGAGTGCTATCTCCTGGGCTGGAGTGAGTTTGGGGTCATCTGGAAGTTTGTGATTCTTCGCTGGCTTGGTCTGGTGGGCGCGAGAGATTTTCTCCGCCTGATGGTCTGCTGGGGTTTCTCCCAAGAGGGCGAGAACCTTGCGCATCGCCTCAGAGACAGGCTTGAGTTTGTCACTCATACTCTGGCTCCTCTGGTTCAGCCTCGGGGCCATCGAACTCAGCAGGAGGGGGACAAATGTCAGGCCTGCGCTCGTCCCATTCACAGTCGAGGCAAGTATACCATTCATGCGTTTCGCTGGACTTGAGTTCCAGCCTGGTCCCGCCGCAGCGAGGACAGTGACCATCCTCGATGCAACTGCAGAGGTCTCTGATCTGCATTGGCCAGTAGAGGCCGCTGCCGAAGGGCGCACCGTTGTCGGTGTACTCCAACTGACCGCCACCCATGCACTTTGGGCAGTGTTTGGGCCAGGCGGCGATCCAACAGTCTGAACAAGTCTCCCCCTTAATCCCATGTGGGCAGAGTTCGATATGTTCCACCTCGAGGGCAGGGTCGCCGTCAACAATCTGGTATTCAATTGAACCAGCGTTGTGCTCGAAGTAAGTAGGCATTGTGGTTATCTCCTGATCTCCAAATACCGGGGGAAATTCCCAGGTAACGGCGCATTGTACCATGTTGGATTGTAGAATGCAACCATTATTTTCGCCGCCTGCCGCGGCCGCCAGCCGCCAGCTGGCCAAACGGGCGGCGGAGATGTGGGGTGCTGATTGGCGTCTACATTGGCGTCTAACAGAGGTCTGCCCGCGGTCTGACAGAGGTCTGAGAACGTCTGAAAATGGGGTACCCCCATGTATGCTACCAAGTTGAAATCCTCTGACCCCCCTTCTTCAGATTATAAAAAAAATATATATAGTAACTGGGAGAGCAACATGGTAGCGACTTGGAGAACGGGGGGTGGCAGAAGTAGACGGACTCAGACCGAGGTTAGACCGCTCGCAGACCTCCATGTAGACCTCTCGTAGACGCCAACCAGACCCACACATCTGCGCCCGATTGGGGTGACTAAGGCCCAGGGGCCGCGCCGCCTAATCGCAGGCAAAAGAAAGGGGAGGCTGGATTTCTCCAACCTCCCCGATCTTCTCCTGTGGTTAGCCGTTCGCTTCTGCTGCCGCGTCCGCTTCCGCCTTGGCGAGCTTCGCCGTCTCGCGTTCGAGCTTGATCTTCTGAATCGCGACCCGAACCTTCGCCTTCTTCTGGAGATCCTTCTTCTCCTCGTCCGACAGGTTCTCGATATACGCTGCCGCATCCTCGAGGCTCTGTCCACTGACCGCCGCGAAGGCCTGCACCAGAATGCTGACCCGCGAACCGCCACCGCCACCAGCCGCGCGCCATGCGCCATTGTACAGCTGTTCGATGGTATCCCTGACGCATTCCTTTGCGAACGATTCAGGGTCCGATTCCGAACCCGCACCAGCATAACTGTCGCCGATCTTCTGGCTCAGTCCGTGGAACATTGCCTGCAGCCGGATCTCCTCGGAGAGCTTGCTGACTTCGAGAGTTTGCACGGAGCCATCGGCTGCCGTGAACGTCAGGACACCAGCCGCCACATCATAGGCTTTCTTCATACATCACCTTGCAAGTTTAAAGAATCCCCCAAGGGGGCGCGGGATACGGTATTGACCCCGCACAATCAGTAGATCAAATTCGAACCCGGCTGCATATACGTACTTACCGAGAGACGAAAAAACAACAGCCTGTTGCGGCCATGTCACGCACCATTCTGGTGCAGCCACCAGGCCTGCCACCCCACCACCCCCCTTTGGCGGGGGGCGGGTGCCTAGTTTAGTGTCCCCTCACGTGACTCGACTGAATTTCGAACTTGGTAGCAAGTTCCAACCCAACAAGCCACCATTCGCCCGCACCCACGCGCCCCGCCTTGCCCTTCCTGCCACACTCCGCCCATGGCCGAGAAACCAGATTATCAACCAGAGCTTAACCGGAGGCGCGCGTAATGTTCCTTGCGAGAGCGGCCGCCCCGCATTTGCCTGGGATTAAGAAGGTGGGGATCAAGCATGAAGCGATCCTTAACTTCCTCTTGGCTCACCCGAATGTAAAAATGCGGGAGGTTGCGGAGCACTTCCAGGTCAGCCAGCCGTGGCTTTCGCTCATCATTCATTCGGATGCCTTCCAGCGTCTCCTGCGGGAGCGCCAAGATGTACACTTCCACGTCTCCATCCTGCCGATGATGGGGAAGATGGAGGTCGCGGCGGAGAAGGCGATTGATCGGATGATTGAGCTGATTCCGTTTGAGACGGACCTTGGGAAGCTTAATCAAGTGGCGGATAAGGCCCTGAATCGACTGGGCTATGGGACGTCAAACGTCCAGCAGATTCAGGCGGACGTCCAGGTTCGCTCGGAGAGATCGGCGCTCGAGCGGGCGAGGACACTGATTGGAGCGCGGCCTAAGGCTGCAGCTCTTGAGGGTGAGGTAGTGTATGAAGCTGGACTTGCCAGCGAGGTGCAAGAGGGTAGAGACGGCGCAGTGGGTGAAACACCTCAGGTCGCCGCCTCCGTTTCCCCTGAAGCCCCCCACATCGGCTCGAGCGAAGCAGGGGGTTCGGTATGAGAGGAAGGTTCACCAGCGGTTGCTTAACTCCTGGGGCATCGACTATTTCCCGTCTCCCTGGTTTGCTTTTGGGGACGGTCGCAAGGTGTACTATTTCCAGCCCGATGGGTTGCTCTTCTTACCGGACCCCCTGCGCGTTGTGGTGGTGGAAGTCAAGTATCAACATACACCGGATGCCTACTGGCAGGTGGAACGGTACTATCTCCCACTCCTCAAGCTCTTTTTCGCCCGTTCGGGCAGGCAATTGGTCGCCCTCGAAATTTGTAAGTGGTTTGATCCTGCCACGGCTTTTCCCTGTCCCGTCCGTCCGGTGGAGCGCGTAGATGCAGCTCGGGGCGGCGCCTTCAATGTCCACATTCTCAACAGACCCGATTAAGGTCTCGTTGGAAGAGCTGTATGCTCTAGGGGCCGCTGACCCGCTTTTCTACTGCCATGAGTTCTTTCCCAAAACCTTCCGGTCGGAGAGTCCGCTCTTCCACTCGGACTATTGGGCGAAGATTGAAGATCCGAGTCTGGACTACTTTGGCGCTGAGATGTTCCGTGGTGCGGGTAAGACGACGCTCGCCCGTGCAGCCATCTCAAGGCGACTTGCCTATGGGATCAGCCGTAACGTACTGGCGGTAGCCATCAGCGAGGCCATGGCGGCGAATACGGTTCGCTGGGTGAAGAAGCAGGTTGAGAACAACACTCACTGGACTTCAGTCTTTGGCCTGCAGAAAGGGGCGAAGTGGACGGATGACTGGATTGAGATTTACCACAAGACCTTGGACTTCACTATCAACGTGATTGCTAAGGGTATGACCTCAGGTCTCCGTGGTTTGAACTTGGATGACTGGCGTCCGGACTTTATCTACTGCGACGACATTTGCAATGAGGAAAACACTGGGACTGAAGAGCAGAGGATTAAGACTTCCGATCTGCTCTTCGGTGCGTTGGCTCCTTCGCTGGCGCCAAAGATGGAAGCCCCATTGAGGAAACTTGTGCTTACTCAGACGGGTTTGCATAAGGATGACTGCATCAACATGGCGCACCGTGATCCCTCGTGGCTGACGGTCAAGTATCCGAAGATTTACAAGGATGAAGAACATCGGTGGCATTCAGCCTGGCCAACGCTTCATCCGGTTGACGCCTGCTTGAGAGAGAAAGAGTCCTATATTCAGCGGCGACAGTTGCACATCTGGCTGAGGGAGTACGAGTGCAAACTGGTCAGCGCGGCGACGTCTGCGTTTGATCCGGCCTGGCTGAAGTACTGGAAAGTTCTGCCGACGAATATGGCAGTCTTTATCGGTATTGACCCTGCGAGCGACTCGAAGCGCAAAGAGGCCCATAAGTCTGCGCTCGTTGCTATTGGGGTTTATGCTGGGGAAACGTATCTCCTGGAGTATTACGCGCAGAAAGGCAAGAATCCGGAAGAACTCTGGACGGTGCTGACGGGAATGCGGAGGCGCTGGGGAGCGCGAGTCAGAAAGATCGGCTCGGAATCGGTTGCCTTCCAAAAGATGCTTGCCTGGTACTTCCGGCAAAAAATGCAGGAAAACAACGATTACTTTGTGATTGCTGAAGTCAACGACCGAAGGTCGAAGCCCGATCGTATCCGCCAAGCGTACTCCGGCATCGCCTCGAACGGGAAGCTTTGGATCTCGGAGAATCATACGGAATTTGTTCAGGAGTTCACAGAGTATGCAGACAATGTGGACTCGGACCTGCTTGACGCAGGGGCGCAGGCGATTACTCTGGCCAATCCTCATATGCTGGTCGGTAGTGGTGGAGCAGATATCGACTTGGTGGAAGAGGACTATGCAGTGATGAATGAGTCTCACATTCCTGATCTTGGCTATGAGGGCTATGCGCCATGATGAGCGTGCCGATTACACCGGGGTCTGAACTGCACACGCGGCTGAAAGAAGCTGTGATGAAGCGGTATCAGTATTCCAAGCGGAAGATGAAGGACTATCATTCGCAGTGGTCGGATGCTGACGATTCGATGAAAGCTTATCTGCCGGAGAAGGAGCTGGATAAGCAGAAGAAGCATGAGAAGAAGTACAAGGGGGAAGTGGACTACGTCACGCTGGAAGTCCCCTATACCTACGCGCAGGTGATGACGGCGCATACCTACTGGAGTTCGGTGTTTCTCTCGAGGTCGCCGGTTTGGCAGTTCACTGCTCGGCATGGAGAAGGCCAGGACTCGGTAATGGCTGTTGAGTCGGTGATGGATTACCAGCTGAAGGTTGGTTATCAGCTGCCTTGGCTGTATAACTGGCTTTATGATCTCGCCCGCTATAGCTTCGGCGTAATCGGTTGCTACTGGGATGAGGAGATTCGAACGGTTTCTCGAATGGTTGAAGAGCCTCGAACCCTCCTAGGCGTGGCCCTCCCCGGAGCCCCCCGCAAGGTGATGAAAACGGAGGATATCAAAGGGTATCAGGGGAATCGGCTGTATAACTGCTCTCCGTATGATTTCTACCCGGATCCTCGAGTTCCTCTGTGCCATTTCCAGAAGGGAGAGTTCTGCATCCGAGAGACCTCGGAGGGAACCAGCTCTCTGCTCTCTACGGCGAGTTCAATCCCTGGGTACTACATCAACTTGAAGCAGGCCCTCGAGGCGGCGAAGAAGGGTGGAGAAGGAGAACGCGAGCAAGGCTCGGACCATGTAGAATATCCAGTGCGAGAGGGTGAGGACAATGCTCCTGGCGTTGGCTTTGTCAATCTCCTGGAGTGCTACATCAAGCTGATCCCGAGCGCCTGGGGACTGGGAGAGGGGAAGAAGGTTGAGATCTGGTGCATCACCCTGGCGGCGAAGGAGATTGTGATTTCCGCTAAGCCGCTCGGTTGCATTCACAATATGTTCCCCTTCTCGATCCTCGAGGGTAACTTCGGGGCAGATTCGTTTGTTAAGGTCGGTACGGTGGAGATGATTCGTCCGCTGACCGATGTGATGACCTGGCTCTTTAACAGTCACTTCTATAATGTCAGAAAGGCGTTGAACGATACGAGGGTTGTTGATCCTTCGCGCCTGGTGATGAAGGACGTGCTGAAGCCTCTCCCCGGTGGAATCATCCGATTGAAGCCAGAGGCTTATGGTACTGATCCGAAGCTGGCTATTCACCAACTGCAGAATACGGATGTGACCAGGAGCCATATCAATGATACCATGTTCGTTGAGCAAATGCTACAAAGAGTCTCAGGTATCGTTGACAACATCATGGGCGCTCAGAATCAAGGCGGCCGGAAGACTGCAACGGAAGTGCGTACTTCAACGGGCTGGAGCAGCAACCGCCTTAAGGTGCCGGCAGAGTACAATTCGTCGCTCGGCTGGGACCCGCTGGCGCAGATGATGCTGGCGAATACTCAGCAGTTTATGGATCTGACGCGAAAGTATCAGATTGCAGGATCAACCCTGGACCAGGCGAACAAGTTCGTTGAGGTCAATCCGGAATCAATCGCAGGCTTTTATGACTTCGTGCCGGTAGATGGAACCCTTCCGATTGATCGCCTGGCCCAGGCCAACTTTTGGAAAGAACTCTTAATGCAGATGGCGCGTGTGCCAGAGCTGGCCATGCAATGGGACTTGGGAGCTATGCTCGCCCATACGATGAAACTGCAGGGAGAGAGGAATGTGGACCGGTTCAGGATTCAGGTGATGGCGCCTGGGATGAATCCGGCGTTGGCGGCACAGGCGGGGAATGTGATTCCCCTTGGAGGCGGCGGTGGAAGAGGAACAGGATCGGGATCTGCGAGACCTGCAGGAGGAAAGGTTTAATCTGGCGTCGCTCCTCGAGACGCCCGGTTGGAAGTGGCTTATGCAAGTTGCAGAAAGTCAGATCGAGGGGAGAAAGCAAGCGGTGTTCCTGCAGCCCTTGCGATCTATGGATGAAGCGTTTGCGCAGGAGTTTGCCAAGGGAGAAATCTCTGGTATTGAATTGTTCCGGCAGTTGGTCGGCATCCGCGTTGGAGAGCTGACGGAAGAGATTACGAGGAGAACGGATGATGAAGACGAGGAATAGACTGATGAATGCAGTTGAGGGTGATATCCCTCAGACTGGCGGTGGTGTTGGCGGCACTGAGAATGGCACGGTGGCGGCCGAGCTTGAAGATTCTACACTTTTTGCGGAACTCGCGGAACACGACGAGTACGCAGAGCCTGAACTTGAGGGGGCGGCAGCGCTTGAAGCGTCGAGCGCGCCCGCGCCTGAGAGCCAGCCGCAGGGGACTCCGCCGACTCCTCCTGCAGCCGCTACTCCGGAACAGCCAGCGCCGGTTACGCAACCGACCGCTGTCGCTCCCTCAACCCCCGAGCAGCCTACGCCCGCTTCGGCAGCTGCGCCGGAACCTGCACCAGCGACGTCTCCTGACGAGCCGGTGACCCTTGAGAAGCATCGTGCGGAATTCCTCCCGAAGCTGCAGGAGCTGTACAAGCTGTCTCCTGAAGAGGCGGAGGAGTTGCGAGTTGAGCCTGAAAAGGCCTTGCCTAAGTTGGCCGCGACTCTGCACTATGAGGTGCTGACGTCTGCGTACAACTCCGTACTGAGTGTCTTGCCGAATCTTGTGGGACAATACCTCGAACAGCAGAAGGCAATTACTGCACATGAGGAAAGGTTCTACAATCGGTGGGGTGCGTTGAAGGATCCGAAGTATTTGGGCACTGTGGTTTCTTCTGTCAAGGCATATCGGGCGGCAAACCCGAAGGCCTCGCAGGAGGAGGTTATTGAGCGGGCAGGATTGATGGCAATGTTGACCTTGGGGTTGAATCCTCAGGGAGAGACGCCGCCGCCAACTCCTTCGCAGCCTGCACCCGCAGCACCCAGGCCAGCTATTCCGGCAGGAGCGGGCTTCGGCTCGGCTCCTTTCCAGACTGGTGGGCAGAATACGACTGGTCCGGTTGACGATATCCAGGCACTCATTGAAGCGGAAATGGCAGGGCAAATCTAACCCTATCACTTTCGAGGTAATTGAGTCATGGCTTATTTTGCAGGCCTTCGTGGTACCGGCTCCTTCGGCGCAGATGAACGTCCGAAGAACTTCCGGGAAATGATCCTCTGGATGAACCCCAACGGCAGCGCCCCGCTGTTCGCCCTCACGTCGAAGGCGAAGACGGAGTCTGTGGATGACCCGGAGTTCAGCTGGTGGGAAGAGACGAATACGATCTGCCGTCTGCGTCTGAACGACGCAACGAACATGATTGCAGGCGATACGACCTTCGTCGTGGATGAAGGTGCGCTTCAGCTGATTCCTGGTGACATTCTCCAGGTTGAAGGAACTGAGGCGACCGCGTACACGAACGAACTGATCCGTGTGACCAGCGTTACGAATGACACGACCTTCGTGGCCGCTCGTGGCGTGGCTGGTACTACGGCAGGGGCGATTGCGGATGATACCTACTTCACCCGCATCGGTAACGCCCAGTCGGAAGGTGGTCGTTCGATCACTTCGAGCAGCACCAACCCGACGAAGCTCAGCAACTTCTGTCAGATCTTCAAGACGCCGTATCAGATCACGAAGTCGGCCCTGGCCATTCGTACTCGTACTGGCGACCCGAAGAAGAACGAGCAGAAGCGTAAGAGCTTCCAGCACGCGGAAAAGATCGAGCAGACCCTGCTGTGGGGTAAGCCGTATGAGACGACGGATGCAGGCAACGGCAATATGCCGCTGCGGTTCACTGGTGGCCTTCGCCACTTCGTGACCAGCAACCGGAAGGTCTACACGGCAGACCCGACGATCGACACGTTCCTGAATGACATCTATCCGGTCTTCGACTATGAGGCTGGTGGTGCAGGTAACGAGCGCCTGGTGTTCCTCGGCAATGGTGCCTTGAATCACCTGAACAAGCTCGTTCGAGCTGAGACGAACGCGCGGATCAACTACGACGGTACGACCGAGTTCTACGGGATGAAGCTCCAGAAGTGGACGATTCCGCAGGGCACGCTGTACCTGAAGAGCCACCCGCTGATGAATGTCCATCCGGTCTATACCAACTCGATGTTCGTCGTGAACCCGAGTGGGATTATCTATCGTCCGCTCAAGGGACGCGATACGAAGGTCGAGAAGGACATTCAGGAAAACGACGCTGACTACGTGAAGGACCAGTGGCTCACGGAGTGCGGCTTCGAGTTCCACTATGAGCGGACCTTCGCGTACATCGGCGGCTTCAAGGATTGGCCGTAATCAACAACTGAGGTAATCATCATGCAAGCGTCGGCGACTAGGCCTTTAGGTAAGGTGAGCGGTAAGGGTGAGGTTCGTGGCCCGAACGGTGAGCTGAAAGGCTACATTGAATTCGAGGGCACGACCGATCTGACGGAGGAAGACCTTCGTCGGCGCTTGCAGGGTGATCCGGCTGAACAGAAACAGGAAGAGGTAAAGTAGACATGGCGATTACGCATGGTAGTGCGACCCGCGATGCAGTCTGCAACGCAGTGGTCGATCGTTTGGACCTGGGCAGCGGAACGTCCGCTGGTCGCCTGGTGTTCCAGACGGCGGGAAGCGTGGCGGTAGCAACACTGCCGCTGAGCAATCCGGCGTTTGGTAATGCCAGCTCGGGTGTTGCAACGGCCAACTCGATTACGAGCGACACGAATGCGGCTGGTGGTACGACCACCAAGTTCGAGCTTCGCGATCGAGATGGCGCGGCGGTAATCCTGGGTGCGGTGGGCACGAGCGGATCTGACATCAATCTGTCGAGCGTCATCATTGGCGCAGGCGACACGGTGTCGGTGAGTTCGCTGACCTATACGGCAATGCCGTAAGGAAGGAGCTGTTTGTGGCAAGACGAATTAAGCTAGCGACGCGAGTTAAGTCACAGGCAGCTTCTCTTTCTGCTGTTGTGGAAGTCGTCCCCCCTCTCGTAGGGGGGTACGACTGGCAGCAGCAGGTGACGGAGCCGTATCAGTTGCCAGATATGATTGCTGGCACTACGTTTCCGTTGGAAAACCTGGTGAATAATCCAGGTGGAGTTCCCCTGCAGTATGAGACTGTTCTTTCTGCTGAAGGGATTTCGGTTGATCCAACTACTGGAATTGTTTCTACCACAGGGGCCGCCGCTGGGGCGAAAGAGTTTAAGGTTCAGTTGATTGGACCAACTGTGGATAATTGGGAACAGAGGATTAGTGAAGCTGGCGTTGTCTGGTACCAGCCGCTGGATAACGTCAGAGAGATTACTGCGTTCATCAATCCAGGCGCGCGTGGGCCCTTAGGTGTCGATGTGATTCCTGGAATTTCCTCGCCGTCAGTCACCCCGCATATTATGCTGGACGGTGAGCCGTGTCTAGAGATTTCGCAGATTGGTGGGCGACTGGCTGCTCCGATGACTGCACCAAATCTGACGGTGCACAGTTTTCCTGCCGCAACGCTGACTGTAACTGGCGCGAGAACAGCGACTATTAGTCTGCCGCTGACCGCCAGTTCCTTGGCGATTGAAAGTGATTTAAGTCTCTTCAAACTCACGAGTGGAGTTAACTCTGGACTGTTCTTGTCTGCGAGTTCTGATCCTGTTGTAGGGACGGAGATAGTCTTTAACGTATTTACGTCAGACAGAACCCCCTTTGTTGGCAATCAGACTGGACTTACGTTCCAGTACAGCAAGTCTAGGGATGCGGCAAATCCTTATGAAGAGATTGTCATCAACGAGTTTGTGGATGAAGTCGGCGAAGAAAGCTGGGCATCCCCGACTGGTTGGGTACCAGGAGGACCGATTCCTCAGGATGCCTACTGTTTTGTAGTACATATGGACACCTCTGTTGGTGGCTTAGCGTCGAAGTATAAGGAAAAGTTGACCTGCGTAAAGAAGGTCTACGATCCAGTTACCAAACTTTCGACGCTGACGGTTCAGCGAAATTCCGTAGGTACCGGTACGCTGGGGAGAATTGAAAAGGATATTATTAATCAGTTTTTCCCTTGTGAGTTCCCGTCGGGGACAGTGGTTGGTGTAGATACTCCAGGAGGATTTGCGCGCCCCTTGGCTGCGCTGCCTGCCCTCGAGAACGGCCTGGATTCTCCAGACCCGGCGGCGCGAGGGTCAGTACGGACTCGTTCGTTTGCCCCTGGTGGGATTCGTACTAGAAATTTCAGGACAGGATATTATGGGCATGAGGACTATCATAATCGGTATCCTGTAGGGTCTCCGTTTCTGCCGAACAGTATTGCATCGAATGGCGAAATGCCCTTTGATGGGAACGAGTTCTGGCTAGCTTGGTCGATGAAGTTCTCTCCGCTGATGGCGACGCGCAGTGGTTCCACGAAACTGTTCTTCATTGACCAACATCAGAATGCTGACAAATCTCAGATAGTAGGCAGTAGTATCACTGCTGCGGAACGCTCTTTTAGGGCCTTTCATAACTATGGAAGTGCGCCGAATAGCTTTTTGACTGCGAAGAATGACAACAATGCGGATTCTTATAATCCGAACAGTCAGTGGGCTAATACCTGTACGCAGGGAAATCGGGACGTTCTGGGAAACTGCTGGTGGCCGCCGCTAGGTGAGTGGTTTGATATGCTCGCGCACTTCCGTGCAGGGCATGATAACTGCATGGAGTATAATGACTCGAATATCTATGTGTACACGGCAGCTATCAACGGGAATCAGATGACGATTACTACTGGGTTGATTAACCTCGCTCCAGGTATGATCGTAAATGGAGGTTATCCGGTTTCTGCACAAAATCCGCTTGCCCTTAACCCTCGAACGACAGGGTATTTTGACAACTGGAGGCTTGCGTTTAAGGGGGCGACTGCAGGTGGTGGAATCCTGGCTGGAAAAGATTTCAAGATCATCAACCATGTTGTAGATCTGGGAGCTGGGGTTACGACCTTTGTTGTAGAGAAACTTAAACCAACTGATTCTTGGCCTCCAGCTCTTCCCGCTGTTGGGGATGCGTTTAAGTTATCGTGGATTGATAAAGAGACCTCTGCGCGATACTACGACTCTCAGATTGAGTTTTACAAGAAAGAAACAGCGGACGTTGATTGGGTTCCGGTGATGCGCTTGCCGCATCCGATTACCTTTAATGGAGGAACTTCGGATTCATCTGCTGGTAATCCTCCAGGTTGGAATAGTTTTCAGCCGACTGGATATGCCAATATCAACGACAACTCTCCTCCGGGACCGAGGTCGATCTATACCCGCTTCCGGAAGATCATTTTCTCTAAGCATCCAATTGCGGCCAGACAATGAAGCTACGAACTTTTCGGGTTAACATTCTTCCTTCTGGGCCAATCACGGCGCCCACCTGGTTTTTGAACCTGCCTCCGATGCAGTGGACGCCTTTGGGCAATACTATTGATAGTGTTGTTCAAGGGCCTAAGCCGTATCCGCAGGGACAGACGACGGATGATATTACGGGTGCTGGCAACGGGGCGGCGATTGACCAGCTTCGGCGGGAAGTGTTGGTCTGCAATACTGGCGGTCATGCAGGTTGGTGGGGTGGGTTTAACGGGCGACTGGTGCTGAAGGAGAACAGTGGACCGTATTGGGAAAGAATGACGTCTTGGTTGCCGTCGTTTAAGGATGATCTTGCGTGGATTACCTCCTCAACCAGCTGGGATGCGGGGGTCTACCCGAACGCGCCTTTCCCAACGAATCCCCTGGCGTTGGAAGAGTTCACGATGAAGCAGTGCGTAGACTACGGTGGTGGTCTGCCTTTGACTGATTCGGAGAGAACAACCTGGATTGGTCCAGACGGGACAAAGTATGATCGCTTTGACTGGCCCTGCACGTTTGTTGACGGTGTGTCGGCTGGCCAGCGTGTGCGTGAGTGGAAGCCGTGGAATACGCCTGATGTGAACTCCATTATGGAGAGACCGCGGGCGGTGCATACCTGCTACTCGATGCACTATTCGAACGGCAAGGTTTGGTATCCTACGCAGAGCGGATCGAACAACGGCTCGGGCCGTGGCTCGAGGGTGCCGCATTCGTTCGATGCTGATTTTGTTAGAAATTACATCGCAGCGAACAATGCTCCGTATCCAGAGGGCTATGGGAATAAGATTCCTTGGAAGTACTATCCCACAGTACCGACAGGGCAGAACTTCCCAACGACGTTTAATACGTCAGCAATTGATACTGGAACTGGGCGGATCTGGGTTCAACTTGCGAATACTACGAAGTTCTTCCGTTTGGGAACAGTTGGTGCGGAAGAAGGGGTGAATCAGGTATATACGAATCCCATTGCCCCGCTCAATCGGTTCTTGAATGCGCCGAGCTGTGTCTGTCCTGACGCAGGTCGTAGAATGTGGGTGGTTATTCCCACGCTGACGAATGTGAATGTGTCTCCAGATAGTATTGTTGTCTATGATCTGGACGCGATTGAGTCTGGTGCGCCGCTGACTGGCGGAACGCTGCCGACAGATCCTATCTCCAGTGTGATGGTTACTGGTCTGGGGGCGCTCCCTTGGGCCCGCCTGAGAACCGCCGTTGAAGCCCGCAAGGGCTACGGCATGATCTGGTACGCACCGGATAAGGAGTTCTGGCTGTTTAACTGCGATGAGTCGCCGCGTGATACAGTAGCGAATACTACGACAATCTTCCGACTGATTCCTCCTCTCAATGCTGATGGAAGCTGGAACAGAAACGGAGCTTGGTCAGTTGGTACGATGGTTGTTAGTGGAATTCCCGCGATTTGCTCGACGGGTTCTGGAGGTATTAACGGCAGCTCGTTCACCCGCTTCAATATCATCAACGATATGGGGAATGGCGAGGCGCTGCTGATTTCCCAGGGGAACGTCTTAACCCAGACTTACTTTATGCGGGTGCCTGTGGCAACTCCGCAGTATACATATCTGGATGATGCGAATCCATATCCATCGCTGGTTCCGAATGACCCAGCTCTGCTGCAGCTGAACCACAACTATCCTCGCACCTCGCAGCATGAGGCGATTTCTACAGTGTCGCCGCTGACGATTGCCACTTACAATCATGCGAACATTCGAGGTTCCTCGTGGGCTTCAATGGCGGAGCCAGCGTTCGCAGATGATCCGAACCTGTTTATCACCAGGCACATCTGCCTGAACGAATTCCAAGGGTTTACGCAGTCGGATCAAGGGTATATCAGCGCCGGACCTGGTTTTGGTGGAACTGGACCGATTACACAACTAGGACCGGATGTAGCAAGTGGTGGACCTGGCACAGATGTGTACGCTGGTCACTGGTTGTACAAGGCGGGGACGACGATCAACCAAGTCGGTGGGATTACCGCGGGGGCGACTACAGTTACAGTTGCCAATGGGGCGCTGTTGCAGGCTGGTCAGTATGCTGTAATTTACAACGCTCCCTTTGGGAGTTTTGTAAACGCTGAGCATGTGCTGATTAATACAGTAGTCGGCAATACCGTGACGTTCACTACGCGCGGGTATAAGTCAACTGCTGCAAGTCACGCAGATGGCTCGATTATCGCACAGCATGCACTTGGCGGTGGGACGGACCCGAAACTTTGGGCGTTCAACATCACGACCCAGTGTCCGGTAGACGGCGCAGGCAATCGGTACTGCGACTATGTTCCTACTTGGCTGGCGACCTACTACAACAAGCGTCAAAACAACATCGGTACGACTGCAAACATGATTAAGGGTATCAGTTTTGACACTGATATCTATCGGTATGTCTATGACGCTTGCGATGCAAACAACGATGGAGTGACGGATAATGGGCGCTCGGGAGCGACGAACTGGCACGGAGATGGATGGGATATCATTTACTCTACTCTGCGGGCTTTGAGGCCAGAATTGCATCTGGTTTCTGGTGTGCATGACGCGAGAGGATTTGCCCATTTCAATGGACACCAGCTGGAAAACGCCTGGGACTATGGTAATGGGGATTTCAAGTATCCTCCGACCTTTGGTCAACTGCCGTCGATGTGGGCACTGTATCTGTACAATGCCAGTGAGCGAGCGAAGGGGCCGACTTTTGTTCAGGTTCTAACAAAGACCGCATCGGCACTGTATCCAGGCAACGACTCGGGCGCGACGCCGAATACGAATAAGTACCATCGCATGGGTCTCGCGTTGTGCTTGATGGATTGCGGTTACTATGCTACCCATAGCCAGAAAGTTGGTGACGGCTGGTGGGATGAGTTTGCGGTTGATGTTGTGCCCGGCTCGATCAATTTTGGCAAAGCGGTGAATCCTACCGATCTCGCTGCCCGTAAGACGCATCGAAATTGGCTTGGAAAACCACTGGGTAAGTTCAAGCGCATCTACGACCTGGCAGTGTTTGATAAAGCGAACTCCCTGATGCCTAATGGTGAGTTCGCTACAGATCTGACTAATTGGGTCGGGTTTAGTTTGAACATTACCCGCGATCCTGCAGGCTTCTTAAAAGCCAGCACAATGACGACTTATCAAGGGCAGCCGGTTGGAGCTTATGTTAGAAACACGACTGCTATTGCCTTGGCAAATGATCAGGAGTACACACTGTGCTTCTCTGCCAAGGCCAGCGCCCATCGGGAAGTCACTGTGCAGTTTGGTAGTCATCCTAACCAGCGGTTCCCTGTTGGACCGAACTGGAGAAAATATGTGATGACTTGGAAGCAGTCTGGTGCTTCAACACCTCGCTGCCATTGGGGTCTGGGTGGGGAAAATACGGAATTTTGGCTGGATAATGTGTACCTCTTTGCAGGAAACGCCAACGTCTTCAGACGGGATTTTGAGAAGGGAATTGCAATTGCAAACGCTACCCCGAATCCTGTGACTGTGCAGCTTGGTGGTACGTTCCGTCTGATTAATGGTACACAAGATCCTACTGTGAACAATGGAGCTCAGGTGACTTCAGTAACACTGGATGCCTGGGATGGTCGAATTCTCATTAGGTAGGTGATACTATGTCTTTCAGTTGCGACGGCGCTAATGACTATGCCTATTGCACCTCCTCGCCCATTTCAGGTTATGGGTCAGGTTTTTCTATTGTCGCCTGGGTAAAACAGGAAGTTCTCACTAATGCGAGGGCTCTTGTTGGTTTGACGACGACAGCGAATGCTACGTCAACGACCGGTAGTGCCTTGGTTGATATGGTGGGAATTAGAACTGATCCAGAAGTGACAGTTGGCAATGGCGCGCGTCCGACAGCTATGGTAGCTGATGCGACAAACCAGCGATATGCCACTCGCCCTGATTCTGCTGGAGGTCTACTGACGACTGACTGGAATCTGCTTGTCGGCCTTTTTAACAGCAGCACGTCCAGACAGATTGTGTACAATGCGGATTATCCTGGCAATACACATACTTCTGCAGCGACTACGCCTAGCGCGGCGCTGACGAATATCATCATCGGTGCTGGTGTGAATAGAAGCGCCACAGGTGGTCCGTCAAATGACTTTAACGGTAAGCTGGCGCACATTGCCCTTTATGGGAATATCCTGACTGAGGCGCAGATTGATGCGCTTTATGCTGGAGAAAATCCCCTGCAGGTAAACACTGCGAATTTGCTTGCCTATTATCCGCCTGGGACTGATATCGACAGTTCGTTGCTGGATTTGGTTGGTGGGTATAACCTTACCAAGTTCGGTAACATTGCCTACAGTGCGGATAATCCTACGGTCAATGCGCCTAGGCCGATTATCTCCTCTGTCAGCGACTCGACTTATTTCGATGGTGAGACGGGGATTGTGATTACCGGCTTGGGATTCGCTCAGACGCAGGGCACTGGTTCAGTTATCATCAGTCCAACAGATAATGTTAATGATGCAGCTGCGGTAACTCAGACAGTTACTT